TGCCAGGCGGCGTCCCAGGCGGCCCCGGCGGCGTCCCGGACGACGGCGGCGGCGTGCCAGGCGGCGTCCCAGGCGGCCCCGGCGGCGTCCCGGACGACGGCGGCGGCGGGTGATCCCAGGGTCGCATCGGATGCGGCGGCGGGGGCCTCGGCGGCCCTCCGGACCACCGGGCCTGCCGCTTCCGCAGCCGCAGGGTCCACGATCCGCCGCGGCCCCCGCAACGCCGCCGCTTCGGCTGTGAGACCAGCAAGGCCCAACCAGGTGGGCGTGTAGGTGCGGATCAGCCAGTCCAGAGCAAGATAGGAGCGGGCCTCGTCCTGCCCGTCACCACCGGTGCCAAGCATCCGAGGCAGGAACGGCTTCAGCCTCTGCCGCCAGTCGTCATTCCACCCGTCGTTCAGGGCGCGGCCCATCACCCCGAGGACGGGTGACACGCACTCGGGGTGGTCTGACCAGTCCTCCCCGGCGAGCCACGCCGCGAGCTCCATGAGGCAGGCCTCGGCGCCTGTGGTGGGGTCCCCCGGCTGGTGGTCGCAGACAGCGAGCTGGATGCCGTCGATGACGGCGAGACGTTCCGGGACAGCGATGGTGGTCATGACGGTGTCCCCTCAAGGTGGGTGGGTGTGGTGACGACGGACAGTTCACAGAGGGCGCCCTGGTAGACGGCTCGCCAGCGGTGGATGTGTGCGTACTGGGGGGTTGTGGGGGGCTGCTTCACCCACTCGACAACCGGGTCCGCTGCGATGGTTTCGGCGGTGGGGCGGGCCCGGTCACCGAACTCCTGGACCAGGGCGTGGACCTCGCCGTCCTGGACGCTGATCCACACGTCGGCGTCGTCGGGGAGCCGGAGGTTCAGTTGGCCTGCGACGAACAGGAGGTAGGACCGTCGCTCACCCCGACTGGTGGGCGCGGTGGGCGAGGTCCCGACGGTCATGACTTCGGTGACAACGCGGTACCCGGCACCGCGGAACGCTGCCACGGGATCAGCGAACCCGTACCCCCCGATCCCGGGGATCTCGTCACCGGAGACCTCACCAGTGAATGGGTCGGAGGGAAAGATGAGGACTTCCCCTCCGGCTTCGATGCGGCCGTCGGCGGCGACCCGGTGACTGTCCTTGAGCGTGGATGCCACCACCCACACCCACGCCATGGGTCCGTGGGGGCCGGGGATGGGCGGGTCGAGACGCCACATGGTCTGTTCGGCGGGGGCGTTGTTGTCGTTGTCGAGGCGGCGGATGAACGTGGCGGTCGGCATCGTGCGGCTTCCTTTCTCGTCGCGGGGGCCGGAGGGGCTGGCGGGGCTTCCCTCCCCGCGGGCCCCTCCGGCGGTCTGGTGGGGTGGTCAGTCCCAGTACGGGCGGCCGACCACGGGTGGTGTCAGCCCGACGGCGCGGTAGCAGTACTCGCGGTAGTAGTCGCGGCCGTCCGGGATGTTCACGCCCTGCGGGCTCACCGTGTAGGCGTGGTGGAAGCCGAGGAGTTCTGCGAGTTCAGCGGCGACGTCGGGGGGCATCCCGTCGAGGCCGCCGCGCTGCTGGGGTGGCACGTTGATCGACAGCCACCCGTAGGCGGTGCCGGTCCCACCGGTCACGGACCACGCCTTCCCGGACCGGGCGCGGAGCGCGGCGCGGATGAACTTGACGACGGGGCCCCGGTCGAGGAAGTCGACGCCGTCGATGCTCGATCGGAGTTCCTGGATGTTGGTCACTCGGACCACCCGCCGATGCCCTGGTCTGCGGTGTAGTCCTCTTCCCGCCACTGGCCCCAGACATCGCAGGCGGCGTTGTGGTCGTCTTCGCAGTCGCCGCACACGTCGTCGCCGCAGCAGTCGTACCGGGCGGGGCTGGTGTGGTTGCCGCACCGGTCGCACGCGGGCTCGTCGACGTCGGCGGGCGGGTTCGGGGTGGTGAGGGTGGCGGGCATTCCTGGTCTCCTTACGGTGGCGGTCCGTATCCTCAGACCTTACCATTGTTCGTCCACTCGCGCAATACGAACGTCCACTATCACGATACGTAGATGGCAGCAAGAAGCGCTCCGAGGCCGACCGGGGCGGCTCCCGCATCGACCGGGACCATCAGGTGTCCGCCCCCATCGCCGGGATGGTCGTCCAGCCGCCACCAGCCCGGCCACGGCAATTCCAGCCACACCGCCACGGCTCCCGGATCCTGCCCGGACGGGACATGCCACCCGCCCTCCCGCGCCTGGACAGGGTGCGCGTGCAACCACGCGTGCGCCGCGCTGGAGAGGTGGAGGAGGTTCGCGGGCCGCCACCCGCCGAGCTGGGAGCGAGCCTGCCGGTGCGACGCCTCGGCAGCGCGGGCGCCGGTCAACTCGCAGACGCCACCGGACCGGGCGTACAGGGCGGCTCGGGCCGCGGCCTCAGTCACGGCGTGGACCGGTGGTAGGGGACGTCGGGGATCCCCGCGTACCGGGCCCGGCTCCAGCAGTGGGAAGCGCCGGGCGAGCGGTCGAGGATGAACGCCAGGCACAGGTCCGCACCCAACGCCACCATGGCGTCGTTGCGGAGCGGTCCGGCGCGGCGCCCGTACCGGGCCCAGTCCGCGGGGTGGGGTTCCCGCCGCCACCCCAACCTGAGCGCCAACCGGTCCGCGATCGTGTCCGCGCCTCCCGCCCCACCGTGCACGACCACGACCCGGGCGTCGGGGACATCCACCGTCGCGGCCATCAACGCGTCCCGGATGAGGTCCGTGTCTGTCCAGTCCCGGGAACCTGTAACGAGGATCCGGTAGTCGCCGGTCATGTGGCGTCCCTTTCCGGCCAGTACCCGCCGGGCAGCGTCCACAACGTCCCCCACGGCTGGGGTCGGGCGGTCAGGCCGTCCGTGGAGCACGTGACCACGCCCCGGTGTATCCGCTGGTGCCGGTCGAACGCGCCCCGGCTGAACGTCTCGTGGCAGCCGGAGCAGTGCCCGTTGCTGGCGCCCGTCCACCATTTGCCGCACGCGCCGTGACGGATCAGCAGCTGACTCCGTGGGCGCCGCGTAGACGGCCCGGAACCGCCGGGCCCTGCCTGGGGGACACCTCCGTCCTCCCCGGCAGACGTAACACGGTTTAGCTGGCCGCTCCACACGGACCCCGCGTCTCCCGCCCCGGTCACGGCGCGACCCACCCCGCCACAGCGACCCCGCCGCCGAACACGACCAGCCACACCCACCCGGCCGTCTTCGGCGCCACCAACACCAACAGCACCCCGACCGTGACGACCCCGAACCCCGCCCGGAACCGGGACTCCGCAGGCACCGGATTCGCGTGCCTCACCGCTCACACCCGCGCTTCCACGTCTGCCCCCGGCGGGTCCACCGGCACTGCGGCCGGGCCCGCGCATCTCCCTCCGCGAACTCGCTGCCGTCGACCAACACGGCACCCGGGTAGAACGCGGCACCCCGGCTGGACAGGGCGACCAGCCCCGAACAGTGCGCGCACTTCGCGCCAGTCAGCAGCCGACGGGCCAGCGCCTCACACGCCTCCACCGGCCCCCGATGGTTCTCCGCGATGATCCGGGCGCCCCGGTACTGGGCGTGCGCATACCAGCCAGCCTCGTCGGTGGGCACGTCGTCGTGCAGGTAGCCGACCTGTAGGGATGTGGCGCCGGAACGGCCGACCAGGTCAACGGCAGCGGTCACAACGTCCTCGTCGATGGCGGTCACCGTTCCCACCTCGCGGCCTGACCGGCCCTGCCGTCACCGGAGGGATGCGGGACCGTCGCGGCGGTCGCGACCCGGTACCCGAGACACGCCCCGGGCGGTTGCCCGACGCTGGTCATCCGTTCAGCGGCTGCGCACCGCCCCCACCAGTCGGCGAGGGTGTACCACTGCCCGGCCATCGGCCCGTCCACCACCGCCACCAACTGGCCCCCGTCAGGCGTGGGCCCGCCCCCACGGACCTGTAGAGTCTCCGGGACGCTCAGGACACCCCTCACGGCCGCCCCCCGCCGCCGAGCGGCAGGCCACCCGGTGCTGTGTCCGCGCGGCGGCGGGCTTCCCCGAACGCAGCCCGCACCTCACCAGCCCGAGCATCCACATCCACAGCCCGCGACTCCTCCGCGCACACCTCACACGCGCCCTGCGGCGCCGGGACACCATGCGTTGGGCACACCCCCTGCGGGGACGGCTCCACACTCCTGGGCCGCTCCGGCGGCAACCCCAACTCCCGCAACCTGAGAGGGACAGCACCGGGCCGGCATCCGTCCCAGCGGGCGTGTTCCACCCACGCCCGCAACATCCCCGGCGTCCACCCCAGGTCGACGAGGGGGACACACGCGATGGTCACGGCCATCGGGTCCAAGCCGGCGGCCAGGTCCGGCGCGACACCCGCGAGGGCGTCGGTGAGCGCGGCCTCCAGTAGCGCTGCGGCGTCACCCCGCGCATCCGTGTCCACCACCGGCGCTCCTGCGGTGACGTGCCGGGCGAGCGCAGCCATGTGCGCGCACCTGCGCACACTCGCGCACCGGTCACACGACCACCGGCCATCCGCACCCAAGTAGTCGACGCGAGCCCGGTCCGGGCCGTCACCGACCATCGCCCGCACCACATGCACCCGCAACCCACTCACGACGACACCCCCGGCTGGTGACCGAACCCCACGACGTGCGCCACCCGACCCGCCGCATCATCCAGGTACGACGTCCACCACCGGTGCCCACACTCCGGGCACCGATACCAGCAACGCACCGACCGTTCGAGCATCTCTACGTCGGCCGGGGGGATCCCGTCGCCCACACACTCCGGGCACCCATCGAGATACCGCATCAGTCCACCATCCGTAATCCGTAGTCCCGCCGGATCAGCCCCGGCTCCGTGCGGTCATCACTCCACGGCAACGTCCCCCCGCGCCGCAGACGCGGAGGCCAGTCCCGCTCGTCCCGGTCACCACGCCACCGGACCAGGTTGTAGATCGCCTCCTCACCCGACTCATGACTCTGCGACAGGCCGAGCCCGAACTCCGGCCACCCCATCAACGCAGCCGACCCGCGCGGCCGGTGGTCCCGCTCCCCACCCCGACCGATCGCATGCCCCGCATGCGCCTCCATGATCAGCGCGGCGCCCCGGTCCCGCAGTGTGTCCAGCGCCGCGAGGACCGGTGCCGCGTCGTCGTCGTTCGTGATCGCCCGGGGGACCAGCCGGTACAGCGGGCCGATCGAGATGAGGGCCGGGTGGTGCTCGTCGATCAGGGAGTGCACCGCGCCGAGGGCGCCAGGTGTGGTGATGTCCATCCGGGACACGCACGCCAAGGTCACGTTCTCCCGGGCCGACGCGGACCCGAGACGGTCGGCAGCTGCGACGACACCCCGGACCCGGCGCCGCCACTGCCGCTCACTGTTCTCGCAGTCCACCACCAGGACCCGCCCCGGTTCGGCCTGTCGGCCGGTGAACGGGTGCACCCCGGCCGCGAGGCAGACGACGATCTGGGAGGTGAGCGTGCTTTTCCCGGCCCCCTCCCCTCCCGTGAGGATCAGGCGGTCCCGGGACTCCAGCAGGCCGGGGATCAGCCAGTCGTAGGTGTCGTCCTCGTCGTCGTCCAGGACGTCCCCGAGGGGGCGGGCGGGCAGGCCGGCGGGGCGCCAGCCGTCGCGGATGGCGCGGGCCTCCTCGGCGACGCCTGCCGCCAGGGGCGCCGGGTCGGCACCGGACTCTGCGGCCAGGGTGACGCGGCGCCCGAACGCGGCGAGGGCCCGGGCGACGGCGGCTTCCCGGACGAGACGGGCGTGGGCTAGGACGTTCCCCGGGACCACGGATGTGGCTAGGACCGCCACGTCTGTGGCTGTGAGCCACCGCGCCCGGAGTCGGCCGTTCTCGGTGCGGGCGGCTGCGCGGCGCCGTTCGATTTCCGCAGCGATCGTCAGGGGTGTGACGGTGTCGGGTCCTCCGGCTGTGACCATCCCGAGGATCAGGCCGAAGGTCTCGCCGAGTCTGGTGTCAGTGAAGTCTGCGGGGGCGACGACGGACGTGACGTCCCGGACGACGGTGGGGACGTAGATGCATGCCCCGACGACGGAGCGTTCGGCGTCCTCGATGTTCATCGGACGGCGTCCAGTTCGGCGAGCCGTTCGGCGAACGGGTCGTAGGTGGGCTTGGGGACGTTCTTCGGGGGGGCGAGGTCGACGTGGTAGGTGGCGCCGCCCTGACGTGGAGTCCGCGTGCGTCGGGCGTCGTTCTCGTCGGACGCCCGACGCATCCAGTTGCGCCATGTGGCGTCCCAGTCGGTCTTCAGCGCGGCGGCGCCGGACTTGGCGCCCCACCAGTCCACGAACTGTTCGTGGTCTCGTCGGCTAGCGTGCGGCGCCTCGGTTCTGGCCCAGGCGATGAGTTCTTCGGAGGGCTCGTAGCTGTCCGGGATGCGCGTGCCCTTCCGACGCGGCGCGCGCTTGGCGCCCGGTCGGTCCTCGGCTTCGTCCGGCGGAGCAGCTTGCTGCGACGCTTTCCCCCCTGCACCCCCCAACAAAGGTGAGTTAGGTAAGGACGGGACGGGACGGGACGGGACGGGGTTCGTTTCTGCTTCAAGCAACGCTGAAGCATTTGCTTCAGCGCTTGCTTCGGACGTGCTTGAAGGGAGGGTGGTTGGCGCGCTCGGACCGTCAGACCGCCGCGACTCGCCAGACCGGATCCCACCCCTGCGGCCAGCGTCCTGACGCTTCTGTCGTTGATCGAGCACCTGGTCGCGAGTCTTCTGGACGTCCGACCAGTCGTGGAATCGCCACCCGACCTCGCCGTCGACTTCGGCGTCTTCCCAGAGCCCGGCCGTGACGAGCTGCTTGGCGAGGCGTTCGGTGCTCTCCGCGCCGCCACCCCAACGCCATGCGACGTCGACGGGGACGAATCCGTCGGTGAGGTTGTCGGCGCACCAGGATCCCGCGAGGACCCACATGCCCATCGCCTCAGTCCCTGCACGGCGGGCCTTGCGGTGGTCGTGGAGGTGGTCGTCGACGTAGAACCACGTCACTGGACGCCCCCTGAGGTCCCCGGGTAGCCAGGGGGCGGCGGTCGTTCGACCGACGTGTGACCGTTGGGGCGGCACGTGCCGTCAAGGGCGCGGCGTGAGGAGTCATCAGGTAGCCTCATGGGTGAGGCCACCTCCCTTCGGTCGTGTCGATCGGGAGTGGTTGAGCCCTCGGGGGTCGCATCCCGGGGGCTCACCTTTTGCCCCCACCATATCCGGTTCCGTCCATCCCGGGGGTACCGTCGTCCCCTCTGACACAACCCACCAGGCACGCCTGTATCGCCTCCCGGAGAGCCTCCACCTGGACACGCAGCGCGGCGACCTGCGCCCACGCGGCCTCCAAGTGCGCCGGCCACCCCGACGCGCCGATACCCGCGACCAGCGCGGCGTGCATCCGGGCCCGTTCCATGTCCGTCCACGCCGGGTGGTCACCCTCCCCGGGCCGCCATCTATGCCATGCGGCCAGCGCGTTCCACACCGACCGGTCCGTCACCTCAGGGCCCATCACGACACCGCCTCAGCATCGAACAGGGTGGGCGCGGGCGCCTCGGCGGTCATTCGGCGGCCTCGATCGGTTCTCCGGTGATGCACTCGACCAGCGCTGAGACCAGGACCTCCGCTACGGGTGGGGTGACGGCGTTCCCGAGTTGCCGGATCTTGTCCCGCTTCGAGCCGAGGACGATGTACGACGGGACGAACGCCATCCCGGCGTGGATCTCATGGGGTTCCAGCATCCGGAACAGGCAGTCCTCGACCGCCGGGAAGCCGGTGCCGGACAGCACGCCGTCGCCCTGGACCGTCGTCTGGGTCGGTAGGGGCATCCGGTGGTGGTCGCGGAGTTCGCCGGTGTCGTACCCGTAGAGCGCGGCCCACTCCTGCATGGTGACCAGGCCGTGATGGGTGCCGCCCGCCGAGAACGTCGCGAGTGGCTGGGTGACCGGCCGGTGATCACTCCCGCCTCCGCGCAGTTCCGCGATGAACGGCGGCACCACGAGGCCGGTCTCATTCCGTGCCGTCTGCGCCCGCAGCGGATCCCCAGCGGCCCGGGTGGTCCGGGTCCGCGTCGCCTCCGAGACCGGCTGCGGGGTGTCGTTCCAGGTCCCACCGGCGGGCACCAGCATCGGCACCGCGACCGCCTTCGACGCGGTGGTGTGCAGCGTCTTCAACGGTTGGTCGACCGGCCAGGCCCGGACCCCGGGATGGCGTTCGAACGTGTTCCCCGCAGCTTCTAAGGTGATCGGCTGGGCGTACCTCCGGATCCCCGCCTCGATCCGGGCGACGGTCTTGGCCGCCAACGGGCGGGCCCGGTCACCGATCCGCTCACCGAGCAACGCCCAGTCGATCGCGGCGGCCGCGGGCACGAACCGGGGTTCGACGGCCCGCCCCCGGCAAGGGATGGTGGGGCACCGGTACACGTACTGCCCGGTCCGCCCGTACCGGCCCATGTCCACACCGGGTCTCTTCCACGACTGGATCGCGGCGACGTCCCGCCCGCAGCCCGGGCACCACGCGGAGGGGCGTAACCACCGGCCCCAGTCCGGGTCCCGGCCGAGGGAGCGGTGCCAGTACGCGAGGTACAGGCGGTCCCTGGACTGCGGGGCGCGGGGTGTCCACTGCGACCGTGCGTGCATCGAGTTCAGCGCGATGAGGCGGGTCCGGTAGCCGAGGCCCTCGATCCGGGCCCGCCAGATACTCCAGTGCACCCACTTCCGGATGTCGGTGACGTTCTCGACCACCCCGGCGAGGACGGGTTGCTGGCGGAGGGTCATGCCTTCGAGGTAGCGGACGACGTCTTGCATGAGCGCCCGGGATCGTTCGACGTCTTCGGCGATCTCGGGATCGCCGAAGAGGCCGGGCTGCTTGTCGTAGTCGACGGGCGCGCCCTTCGCCTGCGACCAGTTGGTGCATTCCGGGGATGCCCAGAAGATTTCCGCGTAGGGGTGCCCGGCGACGTCGAGGTCCCGGATGTCGCCCCGGAAGTGCTCCACGTCAGGGAAGTTCGCCGAATGCGTGGCGATGGCTTGGGCATCGTGGTTCGCGGCCATCACCGGTTCGACGCCGTGGACGGCGTGCGCGCCCTGCGTCGCTCCTCCTGCACCGCAGAACCAGTCCGTGAGCCTCAGCGCGGTCATGCTGCGGCCCTGCTGCCTGCACGGTCGCGGCGGTCGGCGCGGAGGGTCGCCGCTCGGGCGTCCAACGGTTCCGGGACGAGCCGGTTGATCAGGTGGTGGCGGCCCTCGCGGCGAAGACGTCGGACGAGGTTGTCGAGGTTCTTGAACCCGAGGCGGCGGGCGATGTTGTCGGGGGTGTCGGTCCCGACGATCCACGCGACTTCCGCTGCGAATTCGTCGGGGGTCATCCGGTGTCGGACGGCGCTGGGGGTTGTCATGTCGTGGCGGCTTGTAGGCTGGGGGGGCATCGCGGGCCTCCTATGGGTGGTGGACTGTCGATCACGGTTGGTCCTGCTGGCGGCGGGACCGTGTGGCCCCCACATCTGACGGTGTGGGGGCCACAGCCGTTGGTGGTCGTGGTCTGCCCGGACTTTACCGTTGTCTCCTGCGGGTGGACGACGAGACCGGCGAGAATCCTGGAGCTGCTTCCCGGCCCCCCGGGGGGGGTCAGGCTGGGGTCGGGGCGGCTTCCCTCAGGACGGCGGCCACATCATCAGCGTCCCCGGGGCCGGTGATGACGTCCCGGGGTCCTCCGCCTTCCGGCCGGGTGGTGACCACCCCGGCCGCTTCGAGGTCGTCCATGACCCGGTCGGCGGTGCCGTGGCCGATGCGGAGTTTCCGTTGCAGCATCGACGTGGACGCGAACTGTGTCGTGATCACCAGGGTCGCGGCTTCCGCGAGGAGTTCCCGGTACCCGGACTCGTGCCCACCACCGCCGTCCTGCTCGCGGGCGCCGCCCATGAACCCGGACGCCGTCCGCAGGTCGAACCGCTCCTGATCCGGGACGTCCAGGCCGGGGAGACGCAGCGACCACTCACCGCGGACTCTCTCCCGGTCCCGCAGCGCCTGGTCCTCGTCGACGTGTTTCGCGGCGACCAGGCCGATGCACCGGTCCCCCACCCTGACGAGGAGGGGCCCGTTCTCGGTGGTCGCTTCGAACACCACACTGTCGCCGAGGGCCCCCGCGGTGGTGGTGATCGCATGCAGGGCGGCGGGGTACACCTCGGTGACGGGTCGGGCTTCACCGACGGGCGCGCGGAGTGTCTTCGCGATGAGCGCGGCGATGTCGGTGACGTCGGTCCCGGAGTCGGACATGGCGGGAAGTTCGAGGGCGCGGCCATCGAACAGGCCGTCCCGTTCCGCGATGGTCACCCGGCCGGCGGGGTCGGTGGTGACCCGCACCGATGAGCTGACGTCCTTCGGTGGTTTGAACAGCTTCACGACGTGTTGGACGTCGGTGGGGCGGAGGTGGACGACGGTGTCGGGGTCCGGGGGCTGTGTGCATCCCGCGCGGACGAGGATGGCGGACTGTCCGGACGCGGCTGTGAACACGGCTTCGTGGTGGGCGATGCGGAGTTGGACTCGCCACAGCATCGGGTTGTCTTCGTCGGTGGACGCGTGCGGTACGACGGCGCGGAGTGCGGTGCAGAAGAGGGTGCTGTCGATTTCGAGCATCAGGGGGTGGTCCTCTCGGTCTGGTTGGCGGCTTCCTGAGCGGACGCGATCAGTTCCATGGCGTCCACGACCTCGGGGCGTAACTGGACTCCGGACGCGCACATGAGTGCGGCGTCGTCGCGGTTACGGGGGTGGTAGCGGCCTGCGCCGCACCCTTGGCAGCGGAAGATCAGGCGGAGGGCGGGGAACCCGTCCCGGGCTGCGAGGAGGACAGTGCACGCCCCAACAGGTTTCGTCTGGCGGGTGCCGCACACCTCACACGTCACCCGGATCTGCGGGGTCACCACACCGTCACCTGCTGCCGTTCCGCCGTGAGGGTGACGTCCCACGCCGACCGGACATGCCGCAACGACGACGACTCCCCGGCCTGCCGGTTCAGCCCGCGGCGCCTCTCAGCGTCGGACACCAGGGCTGGCGGGTACCCGGCGAGCAAGCCTTTCCCGTGGCTGTTCGGTGGGACCAAGAGGGGTGTCAGTTCAGCGGTCAGATAGCCGACGATCACACCGAGGCCGATCAGGTCGCGGGGGTGCGCGAACCCGCCGCGGGCGTGCCCGCTGGGGACGTTGACGTCTTCCGCGGTGACGTGGATGGCGCGCCACGCATCCGACGTCGACTCGTACACGCCGTCCCGGATGAGGTCTACGGCGAGCCGGTCATGGACGGCGGCGATGGCGGCCGTGACGGCGCGGAGGTACCCGGGTGTGACGCCGTGCCCGGTGTCGGGCCGGTCATGGGTGATGGTCTGGTCGTACCGGCATTCCGCGTCGGGTCCGCGGCCAGCGCGGGCGACGATCCCGGTTGTGCGGCAGCCGGGGTCGACGCCGATCCACCACGCGCCGTTCACCGGTCCACTCCAGCCCGGCCGCGCCGTGGCGTCCTGCGCCGCGCCTTTGTGTCGACGCCCGCCGCTTGCAGCCACCTGTAGACGGTCGCCGGGTGCCTGGCGACCGCTGCCCCTACCTCCACGGTGGTGAGGCCATCCCGGTAGAGCCGGACCGCGACGGTCTTCACCCCCGCCTCAGTGCGGGGTGGCCCCGGGGCAACAACCTGCGGGGTGACTCCCGCGGCTTTCAACGCGAGCCTTGCTGTCGAGTACGAGCAGCCGACCTTGGCGGCGATCTCGGTGACGGCCATCGTCTCCGCGGCGCGGGCCAGCCAGTCGGGGTCCTTCAGCTCGGGGAACAGTTCCGGCGTGTAGTCCCCGGGCACGATGCTGTGGTGGGCGAACTCGTTGCGGACGGTGCCCGCGCTGACACCCAGCCGGGCCGCCAACGCTGGGACGCTGCCCGCCTGCTGGTACTCCTCCACGAGTTCGCCGCGGGTCAACTGGATCATCCGGGGATACGACGTCCGGGCGCCACCTCGGATGTGGACGGGTATCCCAGCCCTAGCCAACGCGAGCAGCACCGGTACGTCGGTGCACCCGACGTCGCGGGCGATGGCCGCGATGGTTGCGCCGTCGGTGATGTGCCGTTGGTGCAGCCAGTCCCGGTCGTACAGTTGCGGGTAGATCCGCCGCCCGGTCATCGGGTTTCCTCCAGTCTGAGTGCGGCGGCGATGGCTGCGCGGATCCACCGGAGCTCCAACGGCGTCGGTTCCCCGACCGGGGCGGGGTCACCGAACGCCGCGTCAAGTGGCGCGAGAGCCGGTGACCGGGTCCGGGACGCTGCCCGGAACGCGAGCGCCGCACGCCGCACCGACCCATCGGTCAACGCGTGCCCGCCCGGCGCGTCCAGGACGGCAGTGAGGTCGGCGGCGTGGACTTTCACGACCCCACCGAACACGGCAGCCAGGCGGAGCCGGGCCGCCGCCTCGAACAGGTCCACGCCCGGCGGGGACGTCAGCGGTTCGGTCATGACGGGACCCCCATGACGGCGTCCCAGATGGCCATCGCCCACTTCGCGTCATCGAACGACGGGACCGCCCCGACAAGGTGGGGGCGCAGGACAGCGGCGAGGGCCCGCGCCCCCGTCACGCGGCAGCACCCGAGTTCAAAGCTGTCCCGATCCGGGTGATCAGCTCGGCCTTCGTCCCGGACGCAGGGAGGCCCGCAGACCGGCACCTCCGCCGCAGCTCCGACACGTTGAGCGTGTCCAACGCGCCATCTTCAGGTTCCGCCAACGCGGCCCAGACAGTGGCGTCCCCCACGAGTTCACCCTCAACGTCTGCGACTGCCTTCGCTTCCGCGTCCTTCCGGTGCTCAGCCGCTGGGGTGAGCACCCACCGCGGCTGCGGTTGCACCGCGTCTGTCCCCGGCACCACATCTGTCGCACCTGCGGGATCCGGGTACAGGACGTTCCACCGGCCGGGCGCGTCAGGGTCGCCGTGGATCACGCAGTTGTCCCGTAACCACTCCACCACCCCAGATCGGGGTGTGACGTCGGCGCGGACGTCGGGGATCCCCGCGAACCCGATCGCTTCCAACGCGGCCTCCAACCGGTCAGCGGGGACCGTGATGGTGGCGGACACCTGCCCGGGGTCACGTTCCGCGAGCCACCCCGCGAGCTCGGCGGGCTTCGTCACGATGGGGACGGCGGGTCGGTCCGCGCCGTCCAGCCGGAGCACCCCGAGTTTCTGGTCGGACCCGAACCGGTCCGCGGACCCGACTTCGAGGCGGATCCGTTCCGCCTCCGCGACGGCTGCGGCTTTCCACCGTGCGGCGCGGGCGGCAGCTCCTACCGCGTCGATCGCTGCCGCAGATGCTTGGGTGACGAGGTCTTGGATCTTCACGGCTGGTCTCCTTCGGCGGTGATGGGCTCGGCGGCGGGGGTGGTGTCTGGGCTGGTCGCGGCGGTGTAGTCCGCGACGGACAGGCCTTCGCGTTGCACGACCGCAGCGCATGCCTGCAACCACCTGCCTAACGGCAGTGGGTCTCCTGGCTCCCGACCGGCGTCCATCACGCCTGCGGCGTGCGCAGCCATCAACGGGACGACGGTGCCGACGTCGACGGTGAGGACGTCGGTGCCGGCTTCCCGGTATGTCCTGCGGAGGACGTCGATGTCGGCGCAGTCCATGGCTCGGGCTGCGACGGTCCGGGCCTGTTCGGTGGTCTCCTCCCCGGTCGCCGTGGCCTCCGGCGCTGGGGGCGCAGCCTGACCGTCCGGTGTGGTCGACTCGGTGACGATCTCGCCCTGGACGACGTCGGGTCCTCCGTGGGGCGCGGCGTGGTCGGCTTGCTGCATCTCCTCGTGTGTGTAGATCCCGGACAGGTCCTGGGGGAACGCCTTCCGCAGGGCGAGGGCTTCAGCGCACTTAGCGATCATCCGGTGCGGCATCTTCGCCCACAGTCCGGCAGGGTTGCCGTTCTTGTCGGTTTGGACGTACTCCCGGAAGTGGGCGGTCGCGGGGAATGGGCGTCGTTCCCCGGCGACGATCTTCCATACGGTGGCGGTCGCGGACACCGGCCACCCGTTGTCGTTCTCCGTCCACGTCTCGTCGGATCCGGCGTAGAGGCCGGTGCGGTCGGCGATGAGCCGGTACCCGTCGATGCCGGTCTGGATGGTGTGCTTCAGCCGCTGGTCGCGCTTGTCCCACCGGCCGATCATGTAGATCTGTTTCGCGGCGGGGTCGAGGCCGGTGCGCTGCACGGTGTGGAGGAACACGAGTTGTTCCCCGCGGGACGCTTTCTCCAGCCCGAACGCTTCGAGTTGGGCGGTCGTGAATTCGGTGGCGTCGTCGGCGACGGCGAGGGCCCCGGCGGGTCGGGTCGCGATGTCGGTGCCGCTCACCGGGTGCCCCCGACGAGGGTGGTGAGGCGGTCGCGTCCGGCTCGGGCCCGTTCCGCGGCCTGCCGGGCTGGTAGGGAGTCGACGGCGTACCGGGTGTGGGCGCGGCTGATCGCGGCGGACGCGTCGGTGAGGATCCTGGCGGCTGCCGCCTCCCGCGCTGCGGTCGACCAGCTCCCGCCGTGCTTGGAGAGCGTCCCGATCGCGGCGACCGCGGTGTCCTCGGCGCGTCGGATCCGTGTGTCCCTGTCGGCTTCGAGGTCGCGGATCGCGGCCATCGCCCGGTCCAAGCGTGCGTGGATGGGGGCGAGGGCGGCGGCGTGCTGGCCGCCCGTCAGGTGCAGTGTCATCATGGGTAGTGCCTGCCCTTCTCTGGTGGGGGCGCCGTTGCGGCCTGCCAGCCCGGTGCCCTTGGCGGGGGTTGGAGAGCGGTCCCCACCGCGCACGCCTCTGGTGATCGCGGTGGGGACCGCCGGTCATGTGGACTGTGTCCAGGACTGGACTGCGGTCCTCAGGTGGTCGTTGCGGAACCGGCGCCGTCTCCCTTCGGATTCGGTGGCGTCGTCGCCGCGTCCGGAGGGGATGAGGACGTAGGGGATGCGTCCTTGGTCGGCGAGTCGGTGGACGTAGTCGGGGCCCATCCCCCAGATCCGGGCGACCTGTGCGGCGGTGCGGAGGGGGAACATGTCGGCGTCGTCGGCGTCGAGGGTGGCGACACGCGCCGGAGCGGGGGTGTCGACGGCTCGGAGGGCGGGGCGGGTCACGTCGTGGCCTGTTCAGTCGGGGTGGACGGCGACGGTTTCCGGATGGGCCACGGCCCCTTCGCGTGGGCGATGAACAGGTCGCCCACCGGGGCGCCTAGGACGTCCGCGACACGTCCCGCGGTGTCGGGGGTGCATCCCTTCCGACCGGCCAGCATCTGGGTGAGCATGCTGTCCCCGATGCCCGCTGACCTGGCGAGTTCCGCTTGTGTGAGTCCGCGGAGCACGGCTCTGGCGCGGAACCGGTCCGGGTCTTTCACGCGCATCGAGTACTTCACGGTCCTCCTGTCGTCGTCTATGCGTGACCGGGCCGGGCACGTATCCTGCTAGACAACAACGGTAAACCCTGAGGGGACCGGGAGGCAAGCGGAACGCACCTAACAGGCCCGTGACCTGCACAGATTTACTGAAGAACGTTGGGGGGAACGGTAAAGTCCGGCGTACCCTGGCGGGCAACGCGTGTCCTGTTCAGGCAGACCACCGAACCGGGAGACCCGATGGCCGAACCGGAACCTGTGAGCGTCGGCCTCACGTCGCTGCTCGCCTCTGGGGTAGGGGACCGCGGCGCGCAGTGGTTCGCGTCGAACCTCCTGGGCGAGGATGGGGAACCCGTCGTGAACCGGCAAGCCGCGTGGAAACTCCTGACCACCCCGCGGACGGGGTGGGTGCAGCCGAACACGATGCGGGCGATCTCCCACCTCTTCGGGTGGCAGCACGCCACCGTGTACATCGCGAACGCTGTGTCGTTGGGTTTGAACCCGCCGACCGGGGGGTCCGCGTTGGCGTCGATCCTCCCGGAGTGGACGGGCCGCCTCCCCGTCGGGGATCAGCTCGCCGTCCGGGACGTCGTCCTCCGCTTCGGGGACGCCCGCGGCCTCACCACCTGACCCATGGGCGGGAGAGGGAAGTCTGAGGGGTCCGTCTACCTCGTCAAGTCCGGGAGGCACGCGGGCCGGTGGCGGGGCGCTGTCGTCGTCGGCTGGAACGACGAGGGCCACCCCCGCAGGGTCACCCGGATGGCTGCCACGGAACCGGAGTGCCGGCGACGGTTGCGGGCCGTGTTGAACGACCGGGACACCGGCCGGTTGCGGACCCGCCCGGAGCAGTGGACGGTCGGGGAGTGGTTGACGCACTGGTTGGGCGACCTGCGCGGTGACGACGACCTCGCGGAGTCCACGCGCCGGGACTATGAGTCGTTGATCCGGACGTGGCTGGCCCCCCAGGTCGGCGGTGTCCGTCTGGACAGGGTCACGGACCGGCATGCCCGGAAGGTGCAGGACGCGATGAAGGCGGCGGGTCGGGGCGCGTCGCGGCGGCATCACGTGCACGTCGTCTTGGATTCGGCGTTGGACGCGGCGGTGAAGGCTCAGGTTCTCGGGTTCAACCCGATCGCGCATGTGGATGCGCCGCGGGTGCCGCATCGGGAGGTCCGCCCCCCGGACCGGGCGGATGTTGAAGCCATCTATCGGGAGGTCCGGCGGGACCGGTTGGAAGCGCGGTGGCTGATCGCCCTGGTGCATGGGTTGCGGCAGGGTGAGGCGTTGGGGGTGGAGTGGGAGCACGTCGACCTTGCCCGGCAGACGTTGACGGTGGTGCAGCAGTTGCGGCGGTCTCGGGGTGTGCACCGGTGCGGCCCGTCGGTTGACGGTGGGTGGCCGTGTGGGCGGAGGTGGGCGTCCCTCTGCACGGACGGGACGGGTGGGGAGTTGACGTTGCGGCGGGTGAAAACGGACCGCGCCCGCCGCACGATCCCGTTGACGGGGGACATCGTCGCCCTGTTGAAGGACTTCCGCCGCCAGCAGGCCAGGGAACGACTCATGCACGGCGAGGCCTACCAGCAGTGGACCGTGCACGGCCGGGACACGGACCTGGTGTTCCGCACCCCCGACGGGCGGCCCATCGAACCCCGCTCGGACTGGCAGGCATGGCAGGACATCCTTGCCCGGGCTGGGTTGGCGGCGACGCGTCTGCACAACGCCCGGCACGCCGCCGCGGTCGGGATGATCGACTCGGGGGTCCCGATGGCTCAGATCTCGGATCTGATGGGGCATGCGTCGCAGGCGTTCTTCCTCCGCACGTATGGGCATCTGTCGGCGGAGGGCGCGGACACGGCGCGGGACCTGCTGCAAACCCATCACGCCCAGTTGCGGGAGCCCAGGAAGCGGCGGGATGCCGCGGAGTGAAGCAGCGGATTCCAAGATGGAGGGTGTTATCGAACTCCGTGCAAACTATCCGATGCTCACCCCTGCCCCCCGACTGGTGTAGCACCCGATGCGCGCCCCGGGTGTAGCAGCGGGGTGTAGCAGGCCCCGGAGCGTTCACCCGGCCCGGGCTGCCTACTGCACCCGCTGTGACCTGCGCCGGAGCGTTCAACCCGGCTACGGAGGCCACGGTTCGGCGAGCTTTTAATCCGCGGGTTCGGGGTTCGATCCCCCGGGGGCCCACCACCCCGCACTACCGCCGACCTGCGGCGATGCACCCGAACCGTCCAAACCGCGCCCATACCCTGGGGGCAGGTGTAGCAGGAAGGTGTAGCACCCGCGGCCCGGACGGTCGGGGGTGAAGTCCGCGGATCCTGCCCCCAACACTCGTTGGGGGCAGGGCCCGTCACACCAACAGGACCACCAGTTCCGTTGGGCCCCCTATCCGCCGGGGATCGCGGAGACGGCGCACGCGACCATCGCCCACCCCCCACCGACGAGGACCCCCGCCGTGACTGTGAGTACGACGATGACGCGGCGGGCCCGGCGTCGCGCGGACCGGCGCCACCGGGAGTCCAGCGGCTCCCGGTAGTAGTCCTCGGGGATCACCGGTCGAGCGCCACCCGGATCGACGACACCAGCAGCAGCGCAGCCATGGACGCGACGGTCATCGCGACGAGGGACAGCTGCACCCGGACGGCTACGGCGCCCCGGTCGGCGGCGGGGTCTCCGATGTCGATGACGTCACCGACGATGGGCGGGGGGTTCGTGAACAGCATCACGACCGCCAGGGCCGCGGCGCCGAGCGTGGCGGTGACGGTGGCGTCCCATTCGATGACGGTCACGGGGGTGACACCGTCGACGGTCAGGAACCCGAGGGCGGTCCCGGCGGCGGCCTTCCCCGCCCGGTCCAGGATGGTCAGCCACAGCGGGCTGTCGGCGGGGGCCTTCAACCCCGCCACGCTCGCCAGGAGGCCGACGAGGACGGTGATGCCGGCGAGAACCCCCACCGCACCCACGTCGATCCCGGCGGTGGACCCCGCGGCGACGACGAGGAGGGTTGGGATGAGGGTCTGCAACGCCTGCCGGACGGCGCGGGACACGACGTCCCGGCCTACGGTGGTGACGGCTGCGGGTATCACAGGTGGCTCCTTCGATCGGTGACCTTGATGAGGTCGGGGTGTGGGTCGGGGTGGAACAACTCGGGTGACCCGCGGGGGAGGGTCGGGTGCTGGCACGGGGGATCCGGCGGGCGGGACAGCAGTAGGGCCGCCGCGAGCGTGTGCCACCGCGGCGAGCCGGGCTACGGTGCCCGGGGTCACGTCGACGTCTCACATGCATACGTGGGCGCCCCGGCGTCGAAGGGGTCGGAGCGGCGGCACATGAACGGCTGCCCGGAGATCGTGAACGTCCACGAGGCGGGGGCTTGCCCGTCCTGCCCGGCTTGCCCGTCACGGCCGTCGGTCCCGGCCTGACCGTCCGCCCCAGCCGGGCCCGCCTCACCCTGCGGCCCGGCTGGGCCTGGGTCCCCGGCGGGACCCTGACCGCCAGCCGCGCCGTCCGAGCCGGACGCGCCGTTGGCGCCGTCGACACCCGCAGGCCCGTCGTTCCCGGACGCGCCGGCAGCGCCGTCCCCACCGTTCTCCCCCACCGGACCGGCCGCCCCATCGCGGCCGTCCCGGCCCGGGAGGCCCTGCGACCCGGGCGCCCCAGCCGGGCCAGGCGACGGGATCGGCACCGTCGGTTCCCCCACCGCCCGCAGCCGGGTGTTCGCCTCCCGCACCGCCGCCGCGTTCGCAGCCGCCGCCGCCTCCCCCGCCGCGGCGCGTACCCGGAGGTCAGCGATCCCGTCCTGAGCCTTCGACACTCCCAACAGGGCGAGGACGGCGACGACCGCGACACCGGCGACCGCCGCACCGATCAGCCACGACCCCACCCTGCGCCTACGAGGCAGATGCTCAGGCCGGTGCATCATGTGCCGTCACCGCCGTCGGACCAGCGGCGGTGCGGGATCCGCAACTCGTCTTCCAACGCTCGGGCGTATTCCTCACACCGGACCCGGCGCTCCGCCTCCCTCGCCAACGCGCGTTCCGCGAGTTCGGCGCGGGATTCGGCGCGGTCCCGTTCCGAGCGGTGCCGTTCGTTGAGGGCGGCGAGGTCAGCCCTGTTGGCGTCGCCGCCTTTGTCCACTCCCCGCAACGTCCACCCCAGCACGGCGACGACAGCGGACACGAGTAGCCCGGTGGCGCCCCCCTCAGCGGTGACACCGGACAGGAAGTCCCCCACCCGTCACCCAGCCGCATGCTGGTGCCGGGCCCGCCGCAGCAGGACGCTCCAGGCGGCGGTCAGCGCGGCGGTGACGGCGTAGAACGTCCACGGCCACGCCTCGTGCACGTCCCGCCCGGTCACGTACAGGAGGCCGGTGAGGGCGGTGAACCCGCAGAGCGCGGCGGCCAGCGAGCGGCGGGCGGCGTGGTTGACTCGTGCCACGGCGGCGCGGGCGCGGGACTCTTCGGTGGCGTCCCACGTGGCTTGCGACATCCACTCCGTCCCCCGGTACGTGACGCTCACCGTCCTGGCGGTACGGGTCTGGTGCGGCTGGTGGTTGGGCCGCCAGTCCAGGGCGGTCACGACCCGTACCGCCAGGACCGGACACGCCCCGTGTCGCCGTGCCGGACCTTCGCCAACGGGTTGTACCCCAGGCCGGAGAAGAGGCGCCCGGACCGGAACCAGCCCACCGACCGGACGGGTGGGAAGTCCACCCCCTCACCGGTCATGTGCTTGGACTGCGAAGCGCCTTTCACCGCGAGGTTGTGGCCGGTGCACCGGCACCCGGACACGATGGACACTCCGTGACCGAGGGCCCGCCGGTACCGCTCAACCTCCAACAGGACACCTCGGGTCACCCAGATCCGGGCGCACCCCGTGTGTCGGCCCCCGCACTTGCAGCGGAACTCCACGAACGAGAAGTGCGGGGACGCCGTGGGCAGGCCCCGCTTCCGGCGGGCCTCCGACACCCGCAACGCGGCGAGCGTCTTCGGCCCCACCAGGCCGTCGACCTTCAGTCGTCGGCCGAGCATCCACGGGCCCTGAAAATGCTGGACGGCTTGGGCGGCTTCACCGGTGGTGCGGATCCGCCACCCGAGGCGGCGGAGGATCGTCACGGCCTCGGGCGGGGCGGCCATCAGTTGTCCCCTCCGAGCGGGTCGCCGGTCAGGTCCGCTTCCGGCGACCCGGCGACAGCCCCGTCCAGTTCGTCGGGCTCCTGGTCGTCGTGATCCGGGGGTTCGGGGTCCAGGTTCATCGGCACCAACGTGCGGCGGAGCAGGGCCTCCCGGAGCCGGGCGATCACGCGGTGCCTTCCCACGCGGCGAGGACCGACGCGACGTATTCGTCGATCTGCGGGAACCCCTGATCGGCGCGGCGCTGCGAGAACGGCGGGACCCCGGTGTCCGCCCACTTCTGCGCGCTGGCGGGCGAGTTGTGGTTCGCGATCATGACGGACAGGAGTGGCGCGCCGTGCGTCCGCCCCTCGTAGCGGTCCCGGGCCGCCGCCAACTCCCGCGCCGTCCACGCGAGCGCGAACCACGGGCTGATGGCCGCCTCAACGCTGATGTCCCGCGCGGCGACCGCACCGAGGTTGATCTGACAGACCCCCGTGTCCAGGCCGTTGACGACACCGACCGCTGCGGGGTCCAGCCGTGACTCATGGGCGGCGATCCCCCCGACCGCCACAGACGGGACGTCCCTACCCATCGCTGTGCTCAGGACCAGCGGGCCGAGCAGCGCACGCATCGTCGCGGGCCCGACGATCCCGTCATCGGCGAGGCCGAGCAGCCGCTGTGACGTGACGACCGCGGCGGACGTCTTCGGACCGAACACGCCGTCCGGCCACGCCCCGATCAGCCTCTGGATGTCCTTCACCGCGGCGTGCACGACCCGCTGACTGTGCGTCCGGGCGGTCGGGTTCTGCCCAGCCTTCCCGACAGGCTGTTCCCCATCGGCGTTCAACCGGTAGTAGCCGGTCGAGTTGGCGTGCCCCGGCCGCAACCTCAACAGGCCACCGGTCAGGGTCCACGCGCCGCGACCAGGCACGTCAGGGGTGAAACTCGCCACGACAGGAACGTCCTTCGCTGGGGGACACAAGTCCCCAACCCCGCGCCCATCATGCCGTATCGGGGTCAGACGGCGCCGTAGGTCCGGCCATCCAACACCCGGGTCCGGTCCCCCGGCCGGTACCTGCGCGCGGACATCGGGGGTTCACGGCGGACCCTCCGGTACGCGGTCCGCCCGCCGCCGTCCAACGTCAACTCGCACACCCCATCGGAGGCGGTGAACTGGGTTCCGGTGATCCGCCACACCGACCGTCCGTCCCTGGCGGACAGGTTCTCCACCGCCTTGCCCCGCGACCGGAGTTCACCGCCACCGAACACGCCCTGCCAGCCTGCGCGGAGTTCCCACGGCTCCACCCACCTGCCGTCCCTGCGGTCCCACACCGGCCCGGACACGCGGGCCCGCCCCGACAGGCGGACGACGTCTTGCCGGGACATGGCGTCCTTCCCCGCCTGAATAGCGGTCGCTTTCGAGATCTGCCCCTTGTCCGTCGCGTCGACGAGCATCGTCCGAGTGATCCCCGCGTTGTTCAGGTCAGCGGCGTACCCGACGACCTTCACCGACGCGGGGACACCCCGGTTCGCGACATACGCCACGAGCGCCTCATTCACCAGACCCTCAGACCCGCCCGCGAGGTCGAGTTCGCATACGTCGGGAGTGATCACGTAGCGGGGTTCCACATCCCACGGCACGTACGAGAAGCGGGCCCGCCCGGTCGCGCCGGGTTCCCACACCGCCCAATAGTTGGTCCCACCGGTGAGGTCTTCCAGGAAGTCGAACACACCCCGAGCGGTGACCCCTTCGAACCACGCGGCGTGTTCGACCAGGGTGTCGGGGGACGCGATCGCGGCGGTGATCTCAAGGCGGTTGCGGAGGAGGCGGCCGATGACGTCGTACACGATCCGCCACGCCGGGAGGTACGTGGACGGCGCACCGGCTGCGACGCCGTTGGTGTCGACGAGGGAGTACACGACAGCGAGGTTCCCGAAGCGGAGGTACCGGTCTTGGGGGGAGTTGTAGTCGGTGGGGTCGATCATCTGCCAGCGGAGGGTCACCACTTCCGCGGCGGTCGTCGACCATGAGCCCGCCCCTTCGAAGATGTAGGAGTGGTCGTGGGCGCCGTTGATGTCGTCCCACAGCGGCTGGTACGGCGTGTACACCGTCCCCGACGAGCTGGTGACTCGTACTTGGGCGCGCAATGTGACCGAGTTGACGTTGGTTTTCGCGGTGAACAGGACCATCTCGATGTCCTGCCCGCTGCCGTTTCCTCCGCCGGTGGCGTCGACGTACTTCGCGGGAAGGTAGACGATGTCGTCGTGCGACGGGGTGGAGGCGTCGACCTTCGCGCCTTCGGGGATGTCGAACTGCCACGTCCCTTCCCCCCGGTCGACCCAGTCCCCGGTGTGCGCGGGCAACGACACTTCGGAGTTCCACTGCGCGGACCCGGGGGGGTAGTTCTGTTGCGGCAGCCAGCGGGTCGGGTCCCGGTCGATGTAGGCCAACGCTGCGGCGGCGGCGTCCATCTCGGTTTGGTAGCCGTGCGCGGTCACCTGGTACGCCGACGTGATGGTCGTCAACGTGCCGCCGGGGTCGATGACATGCCCGTGCCAGACGACGGCCCCGGACCGGCCGTCCAACACCTGCACCACCGACTCGTGCATCACACATGAGGGGCGGGGCACCCCGGCGGGCCAAGGGATCGTCGCGCGCAGCGCTTCGTACCCGCCGGGCGCGACCGACGAGAACGCGGTGTCGGTGGGGAGGTCCACGACCAAGCTGTTCCCGGCCTTCCTGTCGTAGAAACTGTCGGGTGTCGCGACCCTGAGGATGAGCGTGTCGACGGCGGACACGCCCATCGGTTGCCCGGCCGCGGCGACCGGTGCGGGCGGGTCGGGTTCGTTGCCGCCGGGGTTCGCGTCGGTCCCCGGATACAGGGCACCCGCGGTCGCGCGGAGCGCTTGCCCACCGCGGAGGATCGATGCCCCGGCGGAACGGAGGAGGAACGGCGCGGCCGTCCCACCCCCCGGGTAGAGGGTCGCAGCGGGATACGGCACGTCACCCTCCCCCGGTCAGCGGAGCCACGTGAACCGCGGCCAATACGACACCGCCACGTTCCAGGTCCGGGTCTTCGGCCACGCGTTGTACTGCGACAGCCCAGGCACGATGAAGACCCGGTTGTCTCCGGGCCGCAGGCGGGGGGCGCGGCCGAGCCAGACGGTGGAGGGTTCTTGGCCGGGCCCGTACGCCTGACCGACGATGTTGTGCGCCCCGACCGGGTCACTGTCGGTCAGGACACCCTGATTGGAGTACCCGTCGACTGCTAGCCACTGCGTGGACGGTGCCGTCACCCCCGAGTCTTCGAGGTAGAAGAACCCGCCGTCCTCGTCGGCGGGAACCCAGGCGAGCCAGTCGAAGTCGATGATCCCGGCACCGGAGTCCAACCCCCACACCTGGATGTACACGGACGTCGGTGAAGCCCCCGACACAGGGGTGGGGGCACCCAACCCGGGGGGCCGGTTCGTGGGCCACTGCACCAACCCGAGGTCGACGACCCGTATGTCCGTGGATCCTTGGACCCCGACGGGGATGGTGATGTCCTGCGGGTTCAGACTGCCACCGGTCGCGAACGGTTTCAGGACGTACCGTTTCGTCGCAGCCCCACCCGACCGGCGGATGCGGGCGAACATGCGGTACGTGCCGGGGACGTCCGCGCCGACCAAGCTCGGGGCGACGAACTTGAACGATGCGGCGTTCAACGCGGGGTACGCGCCGGACAGGGTGAGCCGCCACCCGCTCCCGCCGCCGGTGCCGCCGGAGAAGAACCCGGCGTCTTCGAGGATCGACCACGTCATCCCCGAGTTGACCTCTCGGGTGTTCCCGCCGTTCGATGCGAGGGTCCGCAGGAGGTCCGCGGACAGGTTGGAGGGGGTGCCGCGCCGCCGGCAGGAGATGAAGGCACCCAACGGTTGCGCGTGGGCGGTGGCGTCCTGCATGCGTAGCAGGACCGGGGTCAACGAGTCCCCCTGCACAGAGTTGACGTCGACGCGCCAGGCCGTGGACACCGTCGGGTTCTGGGAGACGGCGACCGCCGCCTGATCCACCCTCGCGCCGTACGCGTAGGGGTCGGTTTCCGCGACGATCGTCCCGCGGGCGAGGTGCCCCAACGACCCTGCCACGATGTCCGTGGCGATCTGGGGGACGCACCCGTAGCAGCGGAGCCACGAGTCGGTGGTCGCGCCGTGCCGTCTGACTTTCAGCCACCAGGGGCCGCGGACTGCGGCCATCAGGGAGGCGACACGGACACCGAGGTCGTCGACCGTGGATCCGGCGGCGACGATGGGGATGGTGATGGTCCGGCGACCCAACCCGGCCGGACCGGACTGCGGTGACCACACCGGCGCCGTGTCGGTCCCCGCAAGGCGTCCGTCGGCGATGTCGGGCCCGGCCTTTTCCAGCAGGGTGCCGAGTCCGCCGGCCCACGCGTTGAGGTCGAAGATGAGGCCGCCGTCGATGCCGCCGACGACTTGCATGGTCGCGGTCACAGGGACTGTCCCATCTGCCGGTCCACGACGGTTGCGAGATGTCTGCCGTCGACGGTGATCGACTGGTTTCGTGTCGCGCGGGCCACTGCCTGCCCGATGACCTGGCCCAGGAGGCGGAGGTCGTCGGGGTGCATCCGCCCCCACCCGGCGGCGGCCGTGCCGGGAGGCCCGCCGCCGACGGGGCCCCCGGACGCGAACCGGGCGGCGCGTCCGGAGTTGATGGCGTCGAGGACCTGCCGCATCCCCGTCTGCTGTGCGACCGGGGCGCGGACCACGAACTCGCCAGGGGTGAGGAGCGCCGGCACCGAGTCGACTCCGGGTGTCCCGATGCCGGTCGGGATGACCCCGCCAGATGCGCGGAGGATAGGTTTCCCGTCGGAGTACCGGACCCGAGGATCGAACGTGCCGCCGCTGATCCCGCGGAACACGACGGTGACGGTCTTGGGGATCCGGTCGATGGCGTCCCGGTAGCTTCGCGCCGCCCGGTCCGCCGCTTTCAACCCGGGTGTGGTGACCGACGTGCTGGCCTTCTTCGGGATCTTGACGAGCTGGTTGGCGTACTCCCGGGCCTCCTTCTTCGTCAACCCCAACCTGATCCCCGCAGCGATGAGGTCGCCCCTCACCTTGACGAGGCCTTCCCGGAACTTTGTTTGAGCTCCGGCGCCTTCCCCTGCCTGGAATCTCGCCAACGCGATCCCGGACGTGGCGATCGCGTCGAGGGCGGCGGAGTTCTCCCGCCCCTTCTCCGTGGTGATGTCGAGGGTCTTCCCGTTGCGGCGGGCGGCTTCCCTGACCCGGTCCAACGCTTCCTCGTAGGTGCGGGCCGTCGCGTTCCCTTCGACGGTGGTGCCCGCGTAGTCGCTGGTGGCGGTCGCCAACGCGGTCATGGAGGAGGCGGTGGTGACGGCGGAGTCGCCTTGCCCGCGGATCCCCCGCGCCAGGTCCTCCACGCTGGTGACGGCGCCCCCCGATTCGGCTGCCGCAGCAGCAACAGCGTCGGAGTAGGTGGGCAGGTGTTGCGCCAACTGGAGCACCCCGGCACCACCGGCGACGGCTTCGCTGTTGAGTTTCTGGAAGAGGGCGGCTGCCTGATCCGTCTGCCCACCCTGCACCAGCTGCGTCAACGACTGATCCAACGACGACAGGTCCGCGAGCAGTGCCCGCCGTGGTTCCCCACCCTTCGTGGACCCGCCGGCCCACGAGAAGACGACACCCATGAAGTCCTCGAAACGGCGGGCCGCCCCAGGGGACGCGAGTTCGTCGAGTTGCGCGCCCAGCTCGGAGAAGTCCTTGCCGAGGGTGTTCAACGCGCCGGTGGAGCGGCCGTTCCCGAACCGGTCCAGGGCCAGGGACATCGCGCCGAGTTTCACGGCGGTGTCCTCAGCGTTCGGGGCGATCGCGTTGATCGCGGCGCCGATCGCGAGGAGTCCACCGACGACGGCGCCGCCGACGGCGAGGCCGCGCATCGCGGTTCCCGCTTTCCCCGCGGATCCGGTGACCTGGATGAGGCCGCCGTTGACCTTGTCGAGGACGTTGACGACGGTGGATGCGGCTTTCACCCCGAGTAGGGCGCCCTTGAAGAGGAGGAACGCTGCGACCGCTTCCCCAGCGAACGGCGCCACGTGTTCCAGCCCGGCGGCGACGGCGTTCAACGTCGGGGCGAGGTTCTCCGCGGCCCTACCGGCCTGTTCCAGCAGGTCCCCGAGCGCGACGCCAGCCCCCCGGGTCAACGACGCGATCCCGGGCGCCAGGGCGGCGAGACCGTCCGCGACCTGAGGCAGCGACGCACCGATCGCATCCGACGCGGCACCGATCGCGTTGAACACGCTCGACAGGCCGGACTGGAACGCGGGCCGCTCGATCGCGTCCGCCGCCCGGTTCAACAGGGCCGCGAACGACTCCAGACCACTGGTGTTCGCGCCGCCGCCCGCCGACAGGATGCCCGTGAAGATCCGGCCCACCCCTTGCAGGGCGGACCCCAGGTCGCCGACCGCATCCAACCCGTCACGGATCCACCCCTCCAGAGCCCCACTGGCTTTCGCCCGAGCCACGGTCTCCGCGAACCGCTCCGCCGCCCCCGCGAGACGTTCCGCACCAGCGGGCAGGAACCGGGCCCCGACCTCCGCGAGGTCCAGGAACGCGCCCGCGGCAGGCTTCAACGCCGACGCCAACCCCTTCGCGGCGTCCGCCGTGGACGCGAAGAACCGTTCCGCCGACCTCGCCTGGGTCGGGGCCGACAGGAACGCGGCGACGTCCTTCGCGCCCCGGTTCGCCTCGTCGGCGATCGCCCCGAACTGGCGTTCCAGGATCGGCAGGTACCGGCCCGTCAGCCTGGCAGCGGACTCCGCGAGCCCATCGAACAGATTGTCCTGCACGGAGTCCTGGAACTTGCCGAACTCGGGGCGTAGGACCCGGATGGTGTCGGTGAACTCCCGGGCCTCCCCCGACAGACCCTTGACGGCCTCCGCGTAAGCTTTCGGATCCCCCGAGTTCTTGATCGCGTCCCCGACCCCCAACAGGCCGACCTTCAACGCCTGCGTCACCGTCACAGCCGCCGCGCCCGCCGCCGGCAGGGCACCCAACGCGCCGGACAGGGACACCACCGCACCAGCGGTACCCGCGATCACCGTCCCCGTCGCCGCGAACGTCGACGCCAACCCACCGACCGCGACCGCACCGATCAGGGACCTCTTCAACCCCTTGTCGATGCCCTTCACCAAGTCGGATTCAAGGCCTTTCGACGCCCGCCTGGAGGCGTCACGGAACCGGTCCGCGTACCGGTCCCCACCCTTCCGCCCGGCTTCGTCCCCGGCGCGTTCGGAGTCCCTGACGAGCCGACCCCGATGATCCTTGAGCTTCCCGTCAGCGGTGCGGGTGAACCCGTCGGACCACTTCTCACCCGCGGACTTCCCGGCGCGTTCGGCGGCGGGGTCCCCGGACCGTTTGATGTCGTCGTGGATCCCGCCGTCCTTGGCGCGGATGATCAGGTACGCCTCACCGGCGAGCTTGTCGCCCTCAGCCACCCCTACTCACCATCCTTGTTCTGCGCGCCACGCCGCGACCCGATCCGCCGACCCCTGCCCGTCGACCGCGTCGAGTGGGGACGTCAACCACTCTGCGACGGCGTCCACCGACTCGGGGGCGACCCGGTCCAGGAGCGCAGCCCACGCGACGTCCAAGAAGTCCGGGACCGACAGGCGGGTCAGACCGCCTCGGAAGCGGCCCTGATCGCAGACCGCTGCGCCTGCGCCGGGGTCCGGGCCGTGACCCCAGATCCACCGTCCGTTGAGGGCCGCCCATTCCTCGACGGCCCACCTGGTGAGTCGGTGGACCGTCGGGTAGGGCGCGCCCCGAGCACTGCCTGGATACGGCCGCAGACGGCGAGGATGTCATCGACGCCGTGCATGTCCGCTGCCGTCAGCAGCCGGTCGACGTGGTCCTGTCCGACGGCGTCGCGGAGGAACCGGACGACCGCGACCTGCATGTCCTGGTCCGCGCGCCCGAACTCCCGGGACGCCGTCTCGCGGGCTTCGTCGGTGGTGGCCCGCTCATAGTCGACAGTCGCGGCGACGGTGCGGGTGTCCCGGTCCGACAGGGCCGCCGTGAACCGCAGCAGGGCGCCGACCCCGCACCACGGGGACAGGGCGAAGTCCACCCCGCAGAACGTGAACGGGAACCGTTCGTCGTCCACCAACTCCGCGTCGTCGGGGGTGATGTCGATGACGGCGGTCATGCCGCAGCGATCCGCGTGTCACCCGCGATGTAGATTTCGAGGGGATCACCGGTGGTGGGCTGCTCCACCCCGAACTGCAGGGACAGGGCGCGAGCGTTGGGGGCTTTCGCGGCCTGCTCATCCCCGCTGCCGGACTGGATGCACTGCCGGTAGATCTTCCGTTCGGTGCCGTCCTCGGACTCCCATCCGAGCATGACCCGCTGCTCCGCGCCGACCGCCGGTGGTGTCACCTTCGTCAGGAGGGTCGCCGCGGCGCCACCGATCGTCGCGCTGGTGCCGCCGTTCATGCCCAGCAGGAACGACCGGTTGGTGAGGTGCATGAGCTGGAACTGGATGCCGATGGTCCGCCCGGTCGTCTTGATCGCCAACGGGTCGAAGTACTCGGCTGCCTCAATGTTCGCGGTCGCGACCTGGTAGTTGAAGGTGGTTCCTTCGCGGGTGATCCCCACGGGTAGCCAGATCGCGGGCCACGCGTCGGTGAAGATGCCCGCGGCGACGACACCTCCGGGGCGGGCCGCGGACCCACCGGACGCCCCGGAGGTGACGTTCGCGTTGACCCGGGCGTAGGAGAAGGTGGTGCCGGTGATCGCGGTGATCGTGTACGACCCGTCGAACACGGAGTCGGCGGGGGACAGGGCGACGGTGACGACGTCCCCGACGATCAGGGCGTGCGTCACCGACGTGGTGATCGTCGCGACGTTGGTGGTGAGCGCCTTGTTCGTGACCGTGTAGGACAGGCCGGGGAGCGCGGACCCGACGGGGGCGCGGAACAGGTAGCCAGGTCCGACCTGGTACAGCCTCGGGACGGTGATGGATGGCATCGGGTTGGGCCCCCTATAGGCCTCACGCGGGCCGCCCCAACCCTCCAGCTACTGGAGGATGGTCGACCGCTGGTCCGCTACGGACCCAACCCTGTGCAGCAGGATAGCGGCAGGGGAGGCCCGGGGGCGGCGTCCGCGTGTCTGTGTATCGGGGTCACCGATCCGCACTGTCCGATCAGTTGACATGTCCGATGATCGGACATATCGTGTGTCGTACCGGAGCCGGACAGCGGCCCCCACCACCAGAAGGAGCCCACCATGTCGGCCACCACCCCGGAGACCCTCTACCAGGCAGTGACCATGCTCCGGACGGCTCCGAGCACCTACACCGAACGCGTCTTCGACGTGTTCCCCATCACGGAAGAGGAGTCCCTCGCGGACTACTCCGACCGGGTCACCGCGACCATCGACGCACTGCCGGGACTCTCGGCCGCCGGGCCCGCGTACTACGCGGGCTGCGGCCAGGACTGCATCGACGTCCACGTCCCGGAGCACGTGGCGACCGCCGGGGACCTGCGCCTTGAGCTGCGGGGAGCGTTGAGTCGTGTCCTCTACTGAGCACGGCGAACGGCTCGCCGCCGTCGTCGCCTCCCGCGAGGCAGCGGCGGCGGCGTACACCGCTCTCAGAGGCTCCAGCGTCGACGCGCTCGCCGTGGGTGTCCCGCTGCGGCAGGTCGCCATCGCCGCGGACGTGTCCCGCGACACCCTGTACCGGTGGCGCCGCGAAGCCGGTTAGGGGGTCTGCCACACGAACGTGCCGTCCGCCCGGTACGCGATCTCCCCACCCTTGTCTCCCGCCAGCGAGGGCCCGCCGACCGTGTGGACATGCGTCAGGACGGCCGTGGCTTCGTCGGGGGTGCCCGCGTTGATGGTCACCTGCTGGCGGGTCCCGGTCATGGCGCGCATCGCGACCGCGACAGCGCGGCACCCGCGTTCCGCCTGCCGGTGCGCGCCGCCCTCGCTGCCGACTGCGGTGACCGTGAAGGAGAAGGATGCGGTGTGCCCGTACCCTTCGAGGTCGACGGTCGGGGTACCCGACAGGGCGAGCTGACAGACGGCGCCCCGCTGCGGCGACCGGACCTGCGACAGGTGCACCCCGATCAGGGGCAAGTCTCGGCCCACCAGGCCCGGCCAGGATTTCGCCCATTGCAGGGTGAACCCGGAGACGTCGATCGTGTAGACCGGGCGGGCCATCAGGTCGTCGAGTCCGTGACGAGCCCCATCGCGGCGAGCTGCGTCAACAGCGACGCGAGCGCAGCGTTCGACGCCCGCGACCCGGTGATCGCCGGCCTGGTGCCCTTCAGACCGCCGCGGAAGTCCTCGTTCAGGCGGCGGACCTGGGTTGCGGCGCCGTCACCGACGATCGCGCCACCGACGACGAGGTCGAGGTCGGCGTCGACGATCTCCACCCTGGCGCCACCGGCGCCCGCGGATTCGACCTCGATGAGCGCGAACGGTTGGGCGCCGGTGTTGGTGGTGTCCCGGTCCCGCATCCCCACCACGTTGATGGACATCGGGGATCCGGTGATGTGCTGGCACCGGATCATCGACTTCTGCCCGGCGTTGTTCGCGATGGTGCTGTTAGTGAAGCTGATCCCGCGGATCGAGAGGCGGCAGTTCTCGTACGCCCGCATCAACGCCGCAGTCCCCGACAGGGTCAACCCTTCGAAGTGGAGGCTGTCGAGGACGATGTTCCGGCACCGTTGGAGGAACCAGCTGTCGTTGCCGTTCAGGTCGCACCATTCGAGGTTGATCTGTGACATGTGGGATTCGTCGTGGTCCTGCAACACGACCGGCGGTTGGCTGGTCGCGACGGGTGACCCGGAGTAGTTGTTGTGGAGGTACCAGTTCCGCATCACGTTCCCCGTGCTGGCCGCGCCGCCCGGGTACGTCTTCAAGTCGACCGCGCTGATGGCCCACCCGCTCACGAACCAGTTGTCGAGGATGCACGAGAACAGGGTGTTCGTCCCGGACCCGTCCCACGACGATTGGCCCAAGAACATGCCGCGCCCACACCGCTCGGCCCGGAAATCCCGGTAATACGACTGGAACCCGGCATACAACTCGATGGCGTTCGCGTTCGTATGCCCCGACGTGGGTTGGGTGGCGTAGTCGACGGACAGACCGACGATCTCCTGGTTCGTGCCACCGACGCGGACGCCGGGGATGTTGGTGCCGGTCTGCCGGATCTGCATCCGGTTCCCGATGTAGATGAGGTCGTCGCCGCGCATGTCGATCGGCGAGGAGATCGACACGGTCAGGCCTTGCGCGCCGATCAGGGGGACGTCCGCAGCCAACGCTGCGGTCACCGCGGCCTGCAACGCGGTCGTCTCATCCCCGGACCCGGTGACATAGTCGCGGACGGGGATCGCGTCGCCGGCGGCCCGCCACGCCGACCGGACCCCGGCTTCGATGAGGCCGAGTTTCGTGGCGATGATCGGTGTGGACGTTCCGGGGGAGTCAACCCACGGCGAGTGGACGGGCGTGTACCCAGGCACAGGTCAGTACCTTTCCTCGAACACGGCCTTGCATGCTGGCCACAGGTACGGTTCGGTGTGCCGCGCGAACGGTGGCGGCTTCCGCGGACGAGTGCGCGGCAACTCGATGTGCGTGCCGTACGACTCGCCGGGAAACGGGTTCGCGCCCGACGTTCGGGCGGGACTGGAGACGCGGGTGGCGAGCGGCCCGATCGGATCCGTCGTCCACCCGATCCTCGACCGCAACCATCCCGCGGGATGGCCCAACGGGGTCTTCGACGGCGCACCCACCGGGGCGAACAGCTTCGCGGTCTGCGTCACCAACTGTGTAACCTCCACCAGCTCCCGCCCGACGGGGGAGGACAGGCTGGTGAACAGACCTTCGACGAACGCGTCGTCGACGACGATCCCGCCGTGGGTGCCCATCAGACGGGCCGGGCCATGCCCTGCTCGACCCAGTACGGCCGGGATGGGTGCGACGCGGGGACCGCACCCCCGGCTGGGACCGCGAGGAACCCTGCGTAGGTGCAGTCGGTGACGGCGACGTACTGGCCCCACTCGGCCGCATAGTCCGGTTCCCCGGAGGGCGCGGGCTGCGGGTCGGGGGCGAGGATGGGGACACCTTCAGCGGACGCGGCCGGTTCCGGCTTCGCCTGGGTGGTCCCTTCGGTGGCGCTCATGTCGGGGGTGCCCTCTCACACGGTGGCAGACGGTTCCCCAACCCCACCGGACAGGCTACCGGGGCGACCCTGGCGGGGTGGTGTGGTGGGCTATCCGACGCGGGTCAACTGCAACCGGGCGCCGCGACGGAACGTGCCTGTCGAGGCGGCGGACTCCAGCCAGCGCGGCCCGAGCGTCCCAGCGGCGGTCACGTTCACGCGCACCTTGATCTGTACAGGCCGGTCCACGCCCGTCGCGTCCGGGTTCACCCCATACCCGGTGTTCGCTGCGGTCGCCAACGTGACGGTCGGTGCGGTCGCGAGCGCCGACCACATCGTCACCGCACCGTCGATGGTCCCGACCGTGCACGACCCACCGACCCCGAACCTGGGCCCAGCGCTGGTCAGCGAGGACCGGTACAGGCCATCGACGGTGACGTCGTAGACACCGACTTCCACGGTCCGCATCAACTCGCCCGACACGTCCGTGATGCTGGTCGAGGTGGTCGTGACGTCGGCGGAGAGGGACGCGATCTCCGTCCGCCCCGCCGGCACGTACCCGGTGACCGCGGTCCCGATGACCGCCGTAGTCCCCGCCGGTGGGACGTTGTCGCGGATGTCGGCGTTGCCCTTCTGGATGTTCAACCATTGGTTGACGTTGGCCCGCAGCGACCCGGTGATCTTGTTGCCGACGATCCGCAGGCGGACCGGGAGGAACGCGCCCGCGCCGAGAGCGACCTTGAACACGCGGGCCGCGCCGGTCGTCGACGCGCCGGTCACGGCGATCAGGTTGTCGGAGAAATCCAGCCCATCGGAGATGTTCAATGCGTTGTCGTTGGTGTCCGCGACCGCCACGACACAGTCGATGTCCGTGGCGTGGCAGCGGATCAGGTTCTTCCGCACCTTCACGTCCAGGGAGCATTGAATGTCGAACATCACCTTGTTCGCGTCGTTGAACGCCGAGGGGAGGATGACCGTGTTGTGCTCGATGGTGACGCCGTGGGCGGACTCACCGATCCCCACCGGCGTGTACACCGCGGAGCCGGACGTCCACCGGCCGTGGCAGTTCTCGACCTTCACGTTCCCGCTACCCAACTTCAGTTCACACCAGGTGAACGTGAAGTCGACGCCGTAGCAGTCCTGGATCACGGTGTTGCAGAGCGCGTTGGCTGTGATGAATGAGTCCCACGCCGCGCCGTCGACGGGCCGGACGTCGCGGACTGTGAATCCGAGGACCCCGCCACCCCAGATCGGGGTCTTCGCGTCGACGACGAACCCGTCGACCCCGCAGTCCCGGGTCATCCACATGTTTTCCTGCCCGGAGACTCCGTGGGCGGGGAAGTCGCTGTTCCCGGTGAAGAACGTGCCGTTCGCGACCGCTGACCCGGTGATCCGGACGATGTATCCGCCCGCCGCGATCGCATACGGCGACACTTCGGAGAGGGTGACCGTGTCCGTGCTCTTGGCCAGGACTCGGGCGTAGTACATCTGGAACGGGAACTCCGAGTACGCGGCCCCCGACGGCAACGTGGCGGCGGCCTGTGACCGGACCGCGACGTAGTCCCCGACCTGCACATTGGAGGACACCTGCCCGGCGCTGGACCCGGTGACGGTGGTCGCGCCGACCGCTACCGCGGTCAACGCGTAGTGCGGCATCGCAGGGCTGCCGGGATTGTTGTTCCCGGACCCGTTCCCGCTGGTCCAGATCGCGTCGCCGTGGACGAAGCCGGGCGCGAACCCGGACTGGTTGATCGGGTGCACGTTGGACCCGCCGGACCACCTGTTGGTGATCCGGACCCTGCGGGACCCTGCCCGGTGGTAGACGCCTGGCTGGCACCGGATGACCTGCGAGATGAGGTACGCGCCTGTCTTGGTGTCCGGATAGATGAGGGTCCCGCCACCGATCCCGGTGATCACGGTCTGCGCGTCCTTGATCGCCTGCCAACTGTCGGTGCCGAACACGAACTGGACCCCGCTGGTGGTCGCGGGGACGACAGCGGTGAGCACCGCCTGAGTCGAGCTGGTGACGGTGGAGATCTTCCCCAAGAAGTGGATACCCGACGAAACCCCGTTGGCGATGGCGACGACTTTCCCCGCGTCGACGGCCGTGGACGTGAAGATCCCGGTCGTGGAGGTGACGGTCGCCGAGGACGCGGTGGAGGACCCGGTGGTGTAGATGATGTCGTCGACGGCGCCGTACCACGTCGCCAACTCCGCTGGCGGTGCGGCGACCATGACCCGCTTGTCGACGACGTTGCCTGACACGATCGTGGCGGTGGCGGCGGCGACCCGGACCGCGGCGAGCAGCAGTTGTGTGGTGGGGCTGTAGGCGGGGAACTCCGGCGCCGACGACGCGGTCCCCGCGATCACCGACTTGGTGCCCGTGCCCTTGGCGACGACGATGAGGTCGTACCGGGCGAGGGTGGCGTGCGCGGTCCCCAACGTGACGGTCCCCGCCGTCACGGCGGTGCGCCACCCTTGGACGCGGACCGTCCCAGCCGCGACGTTCAGGGTCAGCCCCGTGGAGACGGTGACCTGGCAGTCGGTGGCGCCGCCCAACTGGACCCCGCACAGGGCGGGCGCGGAGGCGAGGACGTCGAAGTCGCCCGCGTCGGGGGCGGCCTGGTCCGCGACCAGCACCGATCCGGCATTGGGTAGGCGGAACGCCACGCGGGGTCCTTACGTCGGAGGAGACGACTGGACCCAACCCCGCCACGGATTCTAGCGGCGGGGTCCGCCCTGGTCTCACTCGTCGACCGCGAGCACCTTCACTCCGTCGCCGATCGCCGCGGACGGAGCCGCGACCGCGTTGCCGCTGTATGTGTAGCGGAGCACCTTCACGACGGTCGCCGTGTCGTCCACACTGCCGAGGGTCCGAGTCGTCCGGGAGAGGCCGTCGGTGTCCCCCTTCACGAGGGTGCCCGCACCGATCGCGGGCCACGGGGCGGCGCTGTCACGGACCACGAGGCGGGTGATCCGGTTGCTGTACGGGACCATCCGGTCGGCGTCCCAGTCGGCCACCGACAGTTTCGCCTTGACGTTGACGGTGTCGCCCGCGAGGAACCCGGCCTCGAAGTACGCGCTGGTGGCCGACCACCTGGTATAGCGCAGCGGGGTCACCGTGAACGGGACCACCGCGCCCGCGTCGGGGTCGACCAGGACGTCCTCCCGGTAGGTCAGCGCCCCCGGCACCGGTACGCCCGCGTCGACGTTGGACAGCAGCCCGTCGGACACGGCAGCGGTGAGGGTGGCGTCGCCACCGGCCAGGGTCAGATCGACGCCCAGGCGGGGGACCTGCACGGTGTACGGGTCGGTGCAGGCGGTGGGGACGTCCACGGTGAGGGTGGCGGTGGCGAGGTCGAAGACGCGGACCCTGTCGATGGGGACGTCCCGGCCGGTGAGGTGCACGCTGGTGCCGACGGTGGTGCAGTCGGCGTCGACCGCGGCGTTCGCCGGTGCGGCGCCCAGCCCGGTCAGGGCCAGACCGGTCAATGCTGCCGCCGTGATCGTCTTGCGGATCATCACTTCTCCCGTATCGGGGGTGTCCCGGCCGGGAACGGTCGGAACGGAACGGATACTAGCGGGCGGGTCCCCCGATCACAGGGTGAAGGGGACGGGGTCGGGGAACGACCACATCGACAGGACGTCCGGGCGGCCATCGACGTCCGGGATCACATCGGTGCCGCCACCGGCGCCGATGTTCACGGCCGTCGCCTGCTTGATCAGGTTCTCGGCTTCCTTCCGCAGCTCCGAGTACGCCTGGACGTCGGCGTCGCGTTCCGGGTAGCCGAGTTCGACCATCCACGCCGTCCACAGGGCGGCGGCGGTCTGCGCGAGCCCGTACGCGGGGATGGCGACGGGGGTTCCGACCCGCCCGGACACCACGGCGACCGCGGACCCGACCAGCTCGTCGACCATGTCACCAGTGGGCCACGTGTCGTCGTTGAACGTCCCCACCGGGTTGTTGTCTGTGACCACGGCCCGGGTCCGGGAGGGGATGAACGACGCGACCCGCCGGAGGGTCGGAGCCCACGACGCGGCCTGCCCGGCAGGGCGGGCGTACACGGCGTACTCGTCGACCTCGGCGGGTCCGGTGGACGTCCAGATGATCAGCCAGTCCCCGGATGTGGGGAACGCGGCCTCCGCTTGGTATGTCCCGACCGCGGGGTGCGTGACGGTGAGGGTCGTGTCCGTGGCGGTGGCCACCTCGCGGCGGACCGCGGTGGCGGTCGCGGGGTCCGCGGGGGCCCCGGTGATGGGGTCGCGGTGCTCCCAGCGGAGGGTGACGGTGTCACCGGCGTCAACGATCACGGGTTGCTCCTTCTCATGTCCATGCGTCGACCCAGGTGCGGGCCTGTTCGATGGGCGCGGTCCGCCCGACGTCTGCGACGAGGGTGACGCGGGTCCGACGGTAGATGGTCATCCTGGTCACGGTGTCGGGGTAGGCGACGCCTCCGATGGTGGCGGGCCACGCCGTCCCGGTCGCGGCGGCCCCGGTCGATGTTGGGGCGATGCCCGGGCGTGGCGGCCCAGCGGCTCCGGCCGCGCCTGCGGTGCCCGCGGCGGGCCCGACGCCGGCGGTGGCTGCGGCGGCTGCGGCTGTCGTGGCTGCGACCCCGGCGAGTGTGGTGATGGTGACCCGCGCGGCGCCCGCTGCGGCAGCCGCTGCCGGGGCGCCCGCAGTGGGGGCGACGGCGACCGTCGGGACGGCTGGCGTCGCGACGGCGGGGGCGGTCTGCGCGGCCACCACGGTCCCCCCGGACCCGGACGCGGTCGCGGCACCCGCAGACCCCGCCCCGACGGCAGTCCCGGGCTGGACCGCGACGGCGATCCGGGGACCGGACGCCACACCCGCGGCGGCCCCCGCCTGGCCTGGCACACCGACCCCAGCGCTGCCCACCCCGGCGGCCCCGGCGGCCCAGACGGCGGCGGCCTGAGCCCCTACCGACACTTGACCGCTGCCCGCGGTCCCAGCCCCTGTCGCGGCGGCGGCGTTGACGGTGGAGCCACCCGACGTCGACACCGACGCGGCAGCCGCTGCCGCGGTGCCGGACGTGGTGCCTGGCTGGACGGCGACCGCGGGCTGCGGCGCGCCGGGCGATGCCACCCCGGTGGCCGTACCCGCTGTGACGGCGACACCCACCCGCGGGACTGCCCCCGACCCGGCGGCGGCCGCGGCGGCGGCGTTCACCGAGACCGCGGGCTGCCCGCCAGACGCGGTCCCAGAGCCGGTCGCGGTGCCCGCGGCAGCGTTGGTGCCACCGGACGTCGACACTGACGCCCCGGCAGCAGCGCCCACCCCTGCGGCCGTGGCGGGAGCGGGCGAACCCCCCACCTGAGGACCGGACGCGGAACCGGTAACGGTCGCAGCGGCTGCCGCTACCGCGGCGGCGGTCTGCCCGGCCGAGGCTGAAGCGGTCACCGCAGCTGTCCCGGCATGCACTCCGACCGCTACCGCAGGACCGGACGCAGCCGCTCCTGCGGTAGCGGTCCCGGCGTTCACGGCGGTGTTCCCCGACCCCGTACCGGTCGCCGCACCCGCCGTGCCCGCGGCGGCCGCGGCCTGCGCGGCGGGAGCAACCCCTGTCTGCGCACCGGACGCGGCGCCCGCACCGTTGGCGGCAGCGGGCCGCACCGCAACCCCCACCTGACCGGCAGCCGCGGAGCCAACCCCCGCAGCGGACTGCGCCTGCACAGACACCGACACCCGCGCCGCCCCCGCAACGGCAGCCCCAGTAGCGGCCTGCGCGGCAGCGTTCGAACCTGCCGCTGCGAGCGGCCACGGCGGCACCCGGGCCAGGGTCTCCCGGTCCGTGACGTCCAACCCTGCCGACGGGATCGGCAGGGGCCCGGCACCGGACTGGACGTGCAGCCACGCGGCGCGGGTCTGACCGATGCCCACGGCCAGCACTTCGATGGCGACACCGTTCGCCAGCTGGTTGTTCGGGTTGGTGTTCTCCCCGACCGTCTTACTCCCAGCAGGCCCGGCGTCAGGCCAGTAGCCGAGGAACCCCGCCCAATTGAAGGTGCCCGGGTTGGAGGAGAACGCCAACTTCTCGTAGCCGTTGGCGTTGTGGGGGGTGACCCCGTTGACCGTCCCCCACGCCCGCCCGGCGATGGGCACGGCGTTCCAGTCGAACCACGCGCCGACCAGCAGCGACCCCGGGACCGTCGCCGTCACACTCAACGTCGGGTCGAGGCCGCAGTCCTGGTTCCCGGCCACCCCACCGATACCGGCGGCGCCGCGGAACACGAGGACCGCGAGGCCGGCCATCCGGTTGATGCTGGACGTGAGCGTCGACGCCACACTGACCGTCGCCGTGCTGGTGGCTTTCGTCGTCCAGACGAACGCGTCGCAGAAACTCCCCGAGTTGGTGGTGTTCGGTTTCACCCGGGACAGGTAGGTGAGGCCACCACCGGAGGGGGTGGACAGTTCGGCGTCCCCGGATTCGATGCCGCCGACGACGACCAGCCAGTCCCCGTCCCGCACCGGGACGGGGACGGTGAACACGGTCCCGGACGGCGACGACGTGGTCCACGTCCCGGAGTCCTCACACGCCGCGAGCGTCGGGCCCGACCGGTACGCCACGACGCCCGACGGCGTCGACCACCTGCGGTTCAGGGAGTCGGCCCCGGGGAGGAGGCCACGTCTGCGCGCCAACGACTGGCTGCCCCTACGCCACCCCTTCAGGCCCTGCCGTGCCACTCCTCACCCCCTCCCGGTCTACCCGTAGGCGCAGGAGATGGACCCCCACACGGTCGCAGCGGTCGTCACCGACGCCAGCAGGGCCAGACCCAACGTGGCGTTGTCGAACACCCGCGGCAGGGACACGATGTCGTCCAGCAGGCTGACCTCGTTCCACACGTTTGCGAGCAACGGTAGACGCGCGAGCGGCCGGATCAGGATCAGGTTCACGGCACCGGCAGCGGCAGCGGTCCCCACGTTCAACCCGGCCTCAACCGAGCGGATGCCCTGCTTCCCCGCGGCCGTCGGCAACTGGATCAGGCTATGCAGGTCGGTGGCGGCGGCGGGGAACGTCACCGACCCACCGACCTGCCCGGTCGTACCGTCCGCGCTGGTGTAGGCGTTCAGGTTCACGACCGGCGCAGTCGTCGTCGTCGCCGTCGTCACCTCGAGCCACGCCTCATTCAACGTCGCGGCGGTCCCCGAATAGCGGGTCAACGCACCACTGTTCACGGTCTTCGACCCAGTGGTGGCCAGCGAGATACCCGAGACACCGGCGAGGCGGTCGTACAGCATGAGGGTGCAGTTCTGCGTCGCGACCGCACCGAACGACAGGCCGTGCTTCTGATCCGTGGACCGATCCGGGAACCACATCGATCCTGCGACCTGCGTCGTCTGGTCACTGTCATGCACGCTACCCGGCGTCGTCGCAGGGTCAGACCCCGCACCCGGACTCCCGACACCCTTCCACAGCGACTGCCACACCCCCGCCGCCTCCGCAGCAGCAGGCGCGACCTTGTAGAAGTTCCACAGGTCACTCTTGCCGTTGACGGTGAGTTCGTTCAACAGGTCGTCACGCGAAACGAACCCAGGCATCAGGCCCACCCGCCTCTCGTCAGGGTGGTCCCGTCATCGGTGGTCGCGGCGGACCCCACGTTCGCGGAGTCCGCCGCGTTCCGCAGCACCGTCGCCGCCGCCGTCTGGGTCATCTTGTTCCGCGCCAACGCGAGCAGCCAGCCGAGCGCGGCCTCCACGTTCGACGGCCACGACGGGACCCCCGACGGTTCCACGATCCCCACCGGGTACAGGACGACCGGTGTCGTCTTCGCGCCGCTGGTGGACGTCTTCACGATCACGGCGACGGTGTCCGCCGACATCTCCGCGGCCGTCAAGTCCAGGTAGTACATGCCCGAGCTGGTGGCGATCTCCGTCGCCTCGTTCGTGCAGTCCGTGAACGTTCCGGCGTCCTTGGAGACCTCAGAGTCCAGACCGGTCGCGCCAGTCACCAGGTCGCCGTCCGCGTCGAGGATGGGGACCGTTATCCGGCACGCCGCGCCCTTGATCGGCCACGGATGCGCATCAGACGCAGCCACTCCTCACCGCCTCCCGAGTAGCGCGGCGCCCGGCATCCCCGGCACCGAATGCGACCTGAGGATCGTCGGATGCCCCGCTACGGCGCCGTCCGCGACCAACCCGACCATCGCCGCACCCGCCGGCGACGACGACCCGATCGACCCACCCGACGCCGTCGTCGACCCGCCGGCCCCCGACAGCAGGTACGCCGCGGACGCCGAATCGACGTCCGACACCTCGGTGAACCCCGTCGCCGGGGTGTGAGCCCCAGACGAGTCGTTGTACACGCACCAGAGTGCCGCGTCCCCCGCAGCGAGCGTGAGGTTCAGGGAGGTGATCGACCCGAACGTCCCGACGGCGCTGGTGGTCAACGACCCGATCGGGTCGCCCGACGACACGACCCCCGTGAACGCGACACAGTCGACCGTCGTGAAACACGCGATCGACAGGGACCACGAATAGGTCCCGGAGTCCGCACCCGTCAGACGTTTCCACCAGATCGAGTTCTTCGCCTTCCCATCCCCCGACGAGAACGTGTACGCCTGCGCGAACCCGGACGGCGGGGTGACCGTCGGGGTTCCACCGGCGCCGCTGCTGTCCCACAGGCCGAGGAAACACACTGCGACGTCCCCGGACGCCACCCCGGCAGGGACGTTGACGGCCCGCGACGTGACGGACGCCGCTGCTCCCGTGTTCGTCGCGGCGCGGAACCCGACCGCCACGGATGACCAGCCCCCCCGGTCAGAGCGCGAACGACAGGATCGCAGACGGCGGCGCAGCCCAGATGATCGTGAACGTCCCATTCACCACCGAGTTCGACCCACCGAAGTAGTGGTAGGAGATCCCCTGATCTGCGACCGGCGTAGTGATCGTGTCGTCGTAGACGAGGCACCCGTACACGTTCGCCAAGTCGGCGCCGGTCCCGGACACGGTGTCCGCGGCGTCCCAGTACACGGTGTCCGCAGTCCCCGAGTTCAACACCTGCGAGGTCAGCGCGACCCCACCCTGCGCCCACTGCCCGGCCTCGAACTGCTCCTGCGCGGTCAACCACTGCGAGGACCCAGCGTTGTACGCGGACAGCGCGGCTGTGACGTCGTTGTCTGGGGTGATCGTGTTGTTGTAGAGGGCGGCCTTACATGAGTCTGCGCCCAAGTCGAGGGCAGCGGTGTTGTCGAGGACGTCCGCGAGGAACGGCCGCATGATCTTGCTGTTGGACCAGGCCACGTCAGGCCACCTCTCCGGTACCGGTCGCGGGTTCCGCGTCCACCGACACCGCGGTGGGCGGGGTGGCCGGTGGGGACCATCCCCCCATCTGGGTGATCGCGTACTCGGCGAGCCGTTCCGCGCTGGCAGCGTCCGCTTCGGCGGCGTCCGCTTCGGCCAACGCGGCTGTGACCTGCTCGGCGGCGTCCGCTGCGTGCTGCGCGAACCGGGCCGCTTTCTCCCGTGCCCGCTCGACCGCGGCGACCGCGGCGGCCGACTGCGCCCGGGCGTGGACGGCGCCGCTGCGGGCCTTCGCGGTCGCGTCAGCCGCCAACTCGACGACGGTGAGCGGCTGGTACTCGGCGGTGAACGCGGCGTCCAAGACGTCGACGTTCACTTCGCCGTGCTCTTCGAAGAGGCGGGCCGCCAGGTCGCGGCGGGCCTGACTGGCGCGGGATTCCTCACGGCGCGCAGACATCCCCGCCAGGCGGGCGGCGTAGTCCTGGTCAGTCACGGTACGACCTCACTTCCTCTCGGGTCGCCACCGCAGTGGGGGCGAGGACAGCGCAGTCGACGCCGTCGTCCCGGGTCGTCACAACCGCCTGCACAGGCCGGCCGTCCCCGTCGGTCTGCACCCGCTCTGCACCGACGTGGTCGCCGCGGGTGACGGCTTCGACCTTGCAGCGGGTCCCAGCGGGGACCATCGGCGCGGTCAACCCCTTGAGTCCGCGGCAGGCGTGGAACCGGGAGTGTGGGCGGGGTTCCCGAGTGACGTCGGTGAGGTGACAGTTCGGGCATTCCCACCGTCGTTCCACGGCGAGGAGCGGCACCGTCTGGCTCACCTGTCCGCCGCCCTTCTCTGCGTGTGGTCGTACCGTGGGGGGTGTTGCCTCTCAGGTGGGGGGCGCCCGGGGCCGAAGCCGAAGCTTGGGGTTGGGATCGGCCACGCGGCCCCCTACCTGAGAGGCGTCCTAGGGGGCGGAGCCCGGGGCTGCGACGAGCGCACCGACCGACGCGAGGAGCCGCAGGTCGACGAGCTCCTGTTCGGTGGCTGCGACCACGGGGGTGCCCTTCAGGAGGGTGACGTGCTCGTCGACGATGTCGACCTTGACGCCGGTCCCGAGGGTCACCTGAGTGGGCGCCTTCCCCGACGGGGGGGGCGGGACATGGAGGGAGATCTTCGGCCACGCCACCACATACGTCTCCCCCACCGGCTCCGGACCCTTCCGGGTCGGCTTCGGGGCGGGATCGGGTGCCGGGTCCGGGTTCTGGGTCTGGTCGGTCACCGGGGTCACGCTCCCGTGATCTTCACGGCGCAGGCAGGTTCCTGCACGATCGGAACCACCGGACGACGACCCCGCACCAGCCACGAATCGTTCGCAGACGGATCCCTGCGCACGAACGACTCGATCCCGTTCGCCGGGTCCCCCGCATACTCGGGGCTGGGGATCCGCTCATATCCGAGGCTGCCGAGCTGCATCCGGTCCATCACCATCACGGTCGTCCCGGACGGCATCCGGGACGCCGGGACCGGGACCAGGGTGTGACCGGCGATGACCTTCACCTCACCCGTCGAGGTCACCGTGTTCGTGGACTCCCGCGCCAGACCCGAGATCACCTTCTGGTTCGCGACGAGCCTCGCGTACAGGGTGGACGTCACGACCACGGTGTCCGTCTCATATCCCTCGGTGAGGTCATCGACCTGAGCGGCAGCCAACATCACGTCGAGGAACGGGTCAGCGGTGCTGGTGTTCCACGCGAACGCTGCGGCCTGCGTCTGCGTCACCGCAGCCGCGACCGCCGCCAACGTGACACCGTCGACCTTCGCGACGATCCGGTTCAACACCTTCGTGAGGATCCGGTCCACGTTGATCAGCTGATTGTCCTGCCGGCCGACGGCTTCGTCGGTGAGGGGGACGTCCTGACCCCACTTCGTGATGTTCGCCAGCGCGGCGGTGCCGAGGGGGGCGAGGGCCCGCGGGTACTCGCCGCCGGCGTTGACGGCGCCGGGGTCGCGGTCGGTTTCGATGGACTCACCGATGCCGTAGGCGATGGCGCCACCGGACGCCTGGGCCCGGCCGACGAGGAGGTAGTCGGCGAGGAACCGGCGGTCGGACAGGTCCCGCAACCGGCGGTTCACCATTGTCGGGGACAGCAGGAACCGGGAAATGTTGAACGTGTCGCCGGTGAGGGTCGGTGGGGAGGGCGGGTAGAGAGGCATCAGGCCCTCCAGGCGACGGCGAGGGGATCACCGGACGCGGCTGCCGTGGCGAGCGCGACACCGACGATCAGGGACGGGTTGTCGGTGCCGGACACCCACGTGATGACCCGACCTGCGGCGGCGGCCTTCACCAGCGCCCCGGCGGCCACGGCTGCGTTGACGATGGGTCGCTGTTCCCCGCCGCGGGCGACGGTCACGGCCTGCCCGGAGATCGCGTCGTGGACTGCGATCCCGACGCACGCGGCGGTGTCACCGGAGGACGCGGTGACGGTGCGGCCGGTGGCGGAGAGGATCACACACTGCCCGCCGGTGATGGTGCCACCGGCGACGTAGGAGACGTTCTCCCCGGGGAGGTGGTTCGGGGTGTACTCAGCCACGGGACCCACCCCCGCTGATGCTGGGGAACCACTGCTCGTAGAGGGCGTTGTCGTCGCTGGTCGACTCGCTGCCCGCGTACCCGGCGGCAGCTACGGGGACCGCGGCGCCGGGTGAGAGAGCCGCCAACACTTCGACGGTCGCGGCGGCGTCAGCGGTGTAGAGGCGGGCGTACCGGTCCTTGTCCGCGGGCCGGATCTTCCCCGCCGACACCGCGGCCTGGAGGACTTCCTCCCGACGTGTGGTCGCTTCCAGCTCGCGGCGCGCCGCGAGCTCGGCGGACACGCGGGTCAGTTCGACGCGCATCGCGTCCTGACCGGCGCGGGCCGCGGCGAGCTGCTCCGCGACCGCATCCGGGATCCCGGTCTCCCCGGACGGTACGGGCGTCACCTCGGAGGGGACGGGGACGGCAACCGGAACGGGCGGGGTGATGACCGCGGTGTCCTCCGGCTTCTGAGAGTCGGGTGCGGGCGGGACGGGCTTCCGGAGTTCCGTGACCGACGCCAACACCTGGTCGTCGGTCGCGTCCTCGGCGAGCCCGAGCGCCTCACGCAGGGTCTGCGCGGTCGATGGCAACTGGTCTCCTTGGGATGCAGTTACTGCGGATGCATCCCAACCCCGCACGTAATGTAGCGGACGACCGCGGGTGTCCGCTGCGGTTGCGGCGATCGTGTCCGAGAGCGGCGTGTACGTCGTTTCGACGCGCGTCACGTCGGTGAATGTGAACTCGCCCCCGGTTTCGGTCCAGTTGATCTGCCAGAGGCGCCCGTCGTAGTCGGAGACGATGACGAAGTCGGTGTAGATCTCCCGGCACCACGCCTGCGACGGGACCGTGTCATGGTCGGAGACGAACGCTTCGACGGCCTGGTAGAGGTCCTCGAGCCTGGCGGATCCGGCGGCCTTGGATGTTCGGGCTGGCATCGGCTGCTCCGGGGTGAAGGTGGCGGCGACCCGGCGGGCCGCGGTCCACGTCTGGATGGTGGTGTCCGCGCCGTACAGGGCTGCGACGTCAGCGAGGGACTCGATGGCGGGTGCGGTCTCCCCGAGGAGGGCGAGCCCGGTGATGACCATCGAATACGTGGCGCCGTCGGCGGCGGTGACGTCACCGAGGAGCGCTTCCGCGGACCGTGACGGGTACGCCGACGGCATGACCTCCGCAAGCCACTCCGGCACACCGGCAAGGTCAGCCAACAGGGCGGTCCCGTCGGGGGATGCGCGGAGGTTCGTCAGGCGGCCCACCGCGGGGCTGCCGTCGCGACCGAAGTAGCCGTCACCGGTAGTGAACCTGGGGTCCGCGTGCCCCAGTTTCAGGACCGGCGCCCGCCATGACGGGTTCCGTGACGCTGCGACAGCCGAGACGATGTCGTCGGGGGTGATGACCCACGGGTCCCCCGTGTCGGTGACCGCGGGCCACGCCCCGACCTTGCAGACCTCCACGGCTGGGACGGTGACCAGTGCTGGTTTCGGCATCAGACGTCCTCGGGTCGGGCGGCGATGAGGCAACGGCACCGGTACCGGCCGAGACACGCCGCGTAGGGGCCGGCAGGGAAGTCCGCGACGGCTTCGGTGAGGTCGGCGTATTGGTGGCCGTCGTGGTCGAGGCAGGGCCCGCAGGTCGCCTTGTCTCGGATCGCCGAATGGAAGAACACCCACCCTCCGGTGAGCGACGCGAACGCGGCGGCCCTACCGGCGCCGATCCCGCGGGTGATCACGGACACGACGGCGCCGTGCGGTGCAACCGTCTGGTTCAGCGCGTGCGCGACGGCGTCCGCCGCGACCTGGCCGGGGTCGGCGTCCGGCCCGGCGAGGCGGGCGGCTTCCCGGGTGACGACCCCCGCGAACCAGGATGCGAGTTCAACGGCGGCGGCTTCCGCGGCGTCCGTCAACACGTCGGGGTCGGGGCGGGCATCCCGGTCGATGCTCCCGCCCGCGGCTTCTCCTGCGACGAGGACGGCTCCGGCGTCACCGGCGGCGAGCGCCGCGACAGCGAGGACGTCGACCATGTCCGTGACGGCCCCGTCCGGGAGGGCGACGCGGGCCATGTCCGCGAGGCGACCGGCTGCGAGCGCGGCGACGATCAACGGGGTGAGGGTCGCACCCCACAGCAGGAGGACCGCGGTGACGGCCGCCAACGTTTCGGTGGTGAGCGCGTCCTGCGCGTCGTCGACGGCCTGCGGGTCAACCCCGGCCTGCGTCTCGGCGTCCGTGGGTTCCCGGTACGCGCCCTGCTGGGCGGCAGCAGCGGCTACCGGGTTGCCCTGCCGCTCGTGGCGGTAGCACTTCCCCTCCCCTGGATGCGGCGTCCCCTCCCCGGCGTCCAGCTTGCACGGGTCACCCGACTGGGTCGGTGCGTTGCATTTCCCCGCGACCTCGTTCGCGTTCGCGTCCGCATCGTCGGACACGGGACCCGGCTCGGGGGCGCCACCCGGTGCGACCGAGCCGTGTTCGGGGGTCTCGACCTTTGCTGGGAGGCCGTACGCGTCGCGCATCCACGCCTCCAATGCAGGGTCCGGGGCGATCGCCCCGGCCTGCACCAGCCCCGCTATGGCCTGCGCGGTCGTCGCGGGGTCCGCGCCCACACTCCCCGCGACGACCGCGGGGACGTTGGCGTCGTCACCCTCGTTGAACGTGGTCAACCGTTCACACAACCCGGTCGCGGTCTCCGCGACCCGTTCCGCGATGGACTGCAACGCGCGGGCCATGACGTCCGCGAACTCCGACCCCAACGCGCGGCTGCCGTTCGCCGTCGACCCCAGATCCAACAGGCTGGTGAGGGACGCGCGGGCCATCTGCTCGTCGTAATACCGGATCGTCGCCAACGAATCCGGGAGCGTCCCCTCCACCCCCTTGATCTTCAACGCGAACCCGACGGGGACGGCGCCACCGGACTGCCCGACCCGCACCGACGCCACCATCCGCGCCGCCTCCATCACCTGCGCGGACGTGGGGTTGGTGCCCGGGACCGGCTCCGCGACCGGGGTCCCCGCGGAGAACCGGTCCAACCCGATCGCGTTCGTGCGCAGCGCCTCAATCTTCAGCAACCACGACGCGTACGCCGACCGGAGCAGGGACCGGCCCTGCCAATTCGAGCCCTCCCGGTCGTTCACATACCAGAGGAGCCGGTCCGCGGGAATCACGATCCCAGCCCCGCCGTTCTGCCGCTGCTTATCACCCCACACGTACTGCGTGACGGTCTTCAAGTCGCCGTCGCGGGTGGTGGTGATCTCCTGGATGGTGTGCGGCATCCGCTCCGGCAGCCGCGCGAGGTAGGCGGACCCGTCGCGGATCTCGTAGACCGGCTCGAACGGCATGTGCCCGTACAGGAGGTGGAGGGCAGCCAACCTCATGTGTTCCCGCCACGTCACACCCCGCCTGCGCATCGCGCCGGGCTCGTCGGGGACCCCCGCGACCGGCAGGCCGAGGCTGTCGGCGCACACCTTGACGATGGCGGGTGACGCGCCGCGGGGGTCGATCTGCCACCTGGCCGCAAGGAGGGGGGTTATGTACGCGGCGAGCACCGACTGGATCGTCGGGTCGGTCCGCATCCGGGAGTACACGCTGACGGACAGGGGCCACGTCAGGTCCGGGATGTGCTCCAACTCGTCGCCCGGGGATCCCCACCCGGACGGCCACGCCGTGTACCCGCCGAGGGGGCGGGTGGGCGCGTCGGACGCAGCCAACGTGTGACCTCACAGAGGACGGACCGGCACAGCGGGACGTCCCAACCCCGAGCACATGATGGCAGACCAGCATCCGTGCTGGCTGGCAGCGCGGCTACGCTGCCCGGCCGTGGACACCTTCATCGGGTTCGTGACCCTCGCCACGCTGATAGTCGGCTACTCGGTCCCCGCCGTCGTCGCGATCCGCCGACACCACCACAACACCCTCGCGATCGTCACGACGAGTGTGCTCACCGGGTGGACCGGTGTCGGATGGGTCATCGCCCTGGTGTGGGCTTTAACCAGCCCCTGCGCTGTACCCGTCGCCCTGGGGGCTCACATATGCGGTGGGCCCACCCAATACGGGACTCCGTGCCAATCCCAGCCCGGGCAAGGGACCCGACATCCCGGGGTTGGCCGCTGCCACTGGCACGACCCAGCGGACTGGATGCCGCCCACTCCGTGATCAGCGGCGTAGTGCGGTCACCCCCACACCGACCAGCCCGACGAACGTCCCCACGATCCCCACCAACCCGGCAACCCCCGCTACCGCCGTACCCACCGCCACCCCCGCATCCGGGCCGTCCCTCTCTGCGATCGCCTGCCGCAGATAGCACGCCAAGTCCAACGCCTCCTCATACGCATCCCTGAGCGCATCGCGGCCGTTGTGCGGCTGCAACGCCGTCCCGTACCGTCCGATGCCCACCTCACGACGGGCCACGATGTCCGCGATCACCTGGGACTGGATGTCCGCCGCGTCGTTGAGGACCGGCAACGGCTGATCACCAGGCCGTTCCCTCAACCCGCCCATGATCACGACCGGTGCCCGTTCTGCGACGGCAACGGCGGCAACGCCACCCCCGCCGGAGCAACCACCAACGGCGACACCAACCCCGCAGCCTGCGTCAACTGGCCACCCAACTGGTCAGCCGACTCCCGGTTCAACATCACCGTCAACGTCGCCGGACCAGACCGGATCGTCAACGCCAGACGCGGCCCCCCAGGCGTCGTCACCGGCGTCAACGCCACAGACGTCTGATAGTCACCGAGGTGCGGGTTCCCCGGATCCATCGGCGGCAACTGTGGGACGGGCTCTGTCATCGCGGGGGGGGTTCTCCCATCAGAGGGCGACGGACCTGAGGTCCGTCGCCGGTTCACGACCGAACGCCGCCGCCACATCGGCGGCAGCAGGTCCGGGACCGTAGTCGGCGGGCGGCGGCACCCAGAACTCTCCCACCACCCGATGCGCATACGACAACACATCCACCTGGTCATCATGCTGGCCCTGCGGGAACGCCAACAGCTCATCCTCCCAATCCGGCACCCAATGCCCGGACGGGGGGAATAGGATCATCCCCTGCCCCAGCCGTCTCGCCGCGGGGACAGCACGGGTGTACTTGTCCGCGTCGGGGTGCACCGCGTGGATGACGTGCCCCTCCCGCGCCGCCGAATACACCAGGTCCGTGCCGTACTGGGAGCCCTCCACATAGATCGGGCACATCCACCGCCGCGCCAACGGTGCCACCACCACGTCCCAATGCTGCTCCGGTGACACCTGCCCACGCGCCACATCCAACAACAGCAGCTGCCCCACCCCGGCGACCGCCCACGCCGCCGCGACAGTCCAATCCGCGGACGTCCGCGTCGACGCGGCGAGGTCGACGGTCAAGAACCGGAACGCGATCCTCACGTCCTCATCCGGGCCCTCACGCCCCGGGATCCGCACCCGCCACCGGTCCCCCGTGGCCTCCCAGTAACGGAAGAAGCGGCGCTTGAACAAGCCGCCCGCCGCCGCATACGGCTGCCCCTGATACAGGGCCCAGAAGTCGGGTTCCCCGACGTCTACGCGACGTTTCTCCCACTGCGCGACCGTCCGCCCCCGAGCCGAAACCATCCACTCGCCCTCAACCCGCCCCAACGGGTCCGCGGCCCTCACCTTGTTCGGGGTGCCGAGCTGCGGCGTGTTCGGGTCGGCCCGCGTCTCGACCACCGCAGGAATGTTGAGGTACTCCCATCGGGCGCCGTTCTCCGCCAACTGCTGCCCGATCGGGTCGTCCTCCGCCCACCTCGTGTGATCCATCACCACCAGCGACTTCGGCGCCAACCGGGCAGTGATCGCGGTCTGCCACTGCGCCCGCCACAACTTCTTGAACGCGGCGGACCGGGCGGTCCGCCGGTCCTTCACCACGTCGTCCAGAACGATGACGTCCGCGGGTTTCCCGGAGATCCCGCCGGTGAGGCTGACGCACGTCAACGACCCCAGGTACCCGTCCAGTTGGAGCCGCGCCACCGCTTCCGACCCGGCCCGCAAATCCAGGTGCAAGCGGACCCCGTGGAGGGGGTCGTCCCCAGCATGCTGCGCCAACGCCTCCTTGATGGCGCGTCCCCACCTGACGGCCGTCTCATCGTCGTACGAGATCACCATGATCCGCAGGTCTGGGTTACGGAGCCACAACCACACCGGGAACGCGAACGCTACGAGGGTGCTTTTCCCTTCCTGGGGTCCCATCGAGATTGCCAGGTACCGGGGGTTCTCCTCCCGTTCCATCGCCGCGGTCGAGGTGATGAGCCGGTCGGACATGCATCGCAGCGCGGGTGTCTCCACCAGGTCGGGTCGCAACGCCAACAGCAGGTCCAGGGGTCCCGGGTATGGTTCTTGCCGCCACCCTTTTCCTCTCAGTCCGCGGGCGAGGCCCCGAGCGAACGCCTCCTCAACCGCAGTCACCCCGCCGCGTCACCCCCCGCGAGCAGCGACAGATGCCGGGCACCCGACGCCATCACCTCCCGCATGTCCTCCGCCGACAGCTCGAGAACCGCAAGCGTGGCCTGCAACCAGCGACCCGCCCGCTCACCATCCGCCTCCGCCAACCTGACCTGACGTTCCGCGATCCCCGCGCGCACCGCAGCCTCAGCCACCTTCCTGAGAAGAATCCGCTCCCGGTGATACAAGTCCAGCCACACGTTCAGGCCGGCCTGCTCCACCGACGTCGTCACATCCACGGGCCCATCCACCGACCGGCCCACCTGACGCGACGTCGACCGCGCACCCCATACCAGAGCCTCAGGGTCCAGACCGCGGATGATCTCCGCCAACCAGCGGACATGCCCCGCCGACCGCCGCACCTCCTCAAGGAGCGCGTCCCCCGCATCCACATCCACCGGCAGCCCATACGTCACCACAGCCTCCGCCAACACCCGCCCACGAGCCCGCACCTCCGCCGCGCGCTCCACCTGAGGCGCCCGCCCCCCATGCAACTTGCACCTGCCGTCCCCCACATGCCC